AGATCTTACTTGAGGGATGATGCCGGGCCGAAGTAGCTCAGTGGCCAGAGCGGGGTCTTTGTAAGGCTCTGGACGGGGGTTCGAGTCCCTCCTTCGGCTCATAAATCGACTTGACGCTACGCCAACCAGTGCTTACATACGGGCCAAGTTCGGGACCCTCGCCGGTCGGTTTACAAGCGTCCATCTGATAAATGGAAGGTCGGTGGTTCAAATCCATCCCCCGGCACGCTGCCGGGGTAGCTCAGTCTGGTAGAGTTTCAGCAGACCGCGGCACTCTCCCGAACAAACCCCATGCTTTTGGATGATCTTCGCAAGCATCTTGCGGATGCCAAAGAGCGCCTCAAGCACGCGGAGGCCAAGACTCGAGACATTGCGCTCGAGCAGGCCGCGCTTGATGCCGACCTCGAGCTCGCCGAAGAGGCAGTCAAGCTTGCTGAAGCCGAGCTCGAGCGGATTGAAGATGAGATAGCATCGCTTTGTGTGCAGCCTCTTCTTCCGATCTGACGCACTGTGGCGACCTTCTGACAGGCCTCCTCACGACGCGTGCCCGCGCCGGCATGCTGCGGAACCCCCTCCATGAGCGCAGAGTCCCGGTCTAGCCTGGGGGGAGCGGCGTATCGTCATGCATGCGACAGCGTTGAGGCACATCCAGACCGGGCGCGCACAGGACGCATGCCGAATCGTGCATGCATCGCGGCGAAGATCAAGGTAGGCTCGCCGCGCTTGAGACCCCGTGTGCAGCTTACACGCATTGGCTTTGGGAGCCCGAGGTCGCAGGTTCGAATCCTGTCACCCCGGTGTCGGGGTGTAGCTCAGATGGTTAGAGCGCGGTTTGCAATTCATGCTGCACAACTCGTTTCGAGCGCATAGCACAGTGGAGCAGCGGCAGCTTTTCAGTCTCATAATCTGAAGGTCGGGGGTTCGAGTCCCTCCTGTGCTAGACGTCGCATCCTCCAAGGATGCGCCTACACGCAATAGCTCACTTTGGTAGAGCAATCGGCTGTTAACCGATGGGTTGCCGGTTCAAATCCGGCTTGCACCAAATCTGCGTACCGACTCGGACGCGACGTCACATCAAAGACCGCCGCCGGGTCTCTCACCCGACACCTCCCCGGCTTTCAGGATGTGCAAAGTACACTTGGCGGGCGCACGATCCGTCCCCTCCCCGGGGGACCTATAGAGCTCAAGGGCCGTCTCGTGCGCCCTGAAGCTATACCATGCCCCGCTTCTTCGTCGGCATGTCCTCGCGGCGAATGCGCTGCACCATGTCGCCCGTAGGCTCTGCGAAGCCGCACTTTGTGCATCGCCGGGTGTGCTCGAGCACCTCCCAACTATGGACGCACTGAACGGGGAAGTCGCCGAGCTCGGCGTCTACGTCCTCTCTCGAGACCGCACAGATGCGAGCGATCCAATCGCGATCCATGCCGCGGGCCGCGGCGCGCCGGACCTGAGCACGTGTTTCGTCGTTCATCGTCACGCCGTAAAGAAGTAAAAGCCGCCAAATGCAAGGAATTGCGACGGGTCGGGAACAACGGCGCCTGTTCTGATCTCTTCGGCGGTCGGGATCAGGCTGGTTCGAAGCGCGACGACTCCATACTCCTTCGTCGATCCGCTGAGGTCGAAAACGCAAGCCCAAAGCCCCTCAGCACGTGCGCCAAGATCTGCGGGTCTCGTAAATCTTCTCCATGGAACCCCAGGCATCCTCTCGAATGAAGAACTGTCTGATACATCATCCGCTTGATAGAGCGTCATGTCGACATACTGATCTCGACCCTCTACGACGCCGGATGTGCTTGAGGCAATCGCGACGAATAGCCCCCTTGGGGGCGGATATATGACTTCTTGCTCTATGAGCTCGGTCGGCGCAATCAGGCCTGGCTCTTCAACCCAGAAGCCAAAATCCAATGGGTCATATCCGAGATTGTTCCCGGCCCCTCTCGCCGTCCTTAGCCCCTCTCTTGTGTTGATCGCCTCGGTGGTGGGCGACATGAATCCAACATTTTTCGTGATCTGAAGGGCACCCAGCATATGGTGACCGCCGATCATCGATCGGTGTGCGCGCTGAAATAGAAGAGACACCTGAAGGGCTCCTATGCGTCCGCCGGCCGCGCGCCGTAAGCCAGGCCGATTTCGTTGTCGGCCGCATTCAATGCGGGCTGCGAAAGCGCCATGTATGGCAACGTGAAGGATCCAAGCGCGCCGGCCGCAAGCTCGAGTGCGCCTCGATCGAACTGCACGCGCGGCATGTCGATCACGAGCTGGGGATCGCCCACGATAGCGCCGCCGAGCCGAAGTCTCACAAAGAACGTCACCTCTTCGAACCCGGGTTCGCGGTTGAAGGTCTTGTTGATGACTTTGTGCAAGAGCTCTTGCTGTCCGGCGAAAAAGGTGAAGCTGCCCCCCACATCTCGATAGTCCGGGCAGAAGTCGGTCAACGTGGGCTCCGAGGCCGGCTCCTTCAGCATCAGATTGTTGTTGATGGTGATGCTGGCCTCTTGAAACTCAAACCGATTCGCCGTGTTGTTGCCGGCAAGCGTGGGCGCCGTGATGAGCCCGGTCGCTGCGCTTGCAGGAGGATTCGGGACCATCCACATGAAGGCCTGCGCCGTGTAGGCGGGGCGGCTGGTGCCAGGAAACGCGTTCGCAGCCCCAGGGGCTTCGCTGTAGCCCTCAATCGAAGGCGCAAGCTCGACCGCTCCAGCAATCGTTGCCGCGAGCGTGATGCGACCGGCGCCGTCTGCGCCGTTGCCAAGGCTTCGAGAAACGACGCGGGTGGGCGATCCGATCCGCGTGCCTGCAGCATTGAACCCGTCGACAAGAGCGCCGACCTCGAGACCGAATGCGCGAATAGCGGGGCCAGTGACCGAAAAGACGGCTTCGGCAATAGTTCCTCGAACGCGTGCCGAGCTCGTGTTCAGCTTGGCCGGGCCCGAGAATTCAAACGTGGGCTCTTCGGTGCTGGGGATGTTGATGGTGAGCTGATCGCAGCCCCATCCGAACACCCCATCGCCCATGATGTTCGCGGTCTCGAAAAGCAGGTTGAGCGCGGGCGGGATTTCGGCGACCGCATAAGAGGTGCCGCCGGAAGCGCTGGTGACATTGTTTCCGAGCGCCGCGCGAAGCAGAAGATCTTGCTCGGGCACGAAGTTTCCGGCCGTCGGAAGGTCAATGTATGTGGTGAAGTTCGCCGTGGTCTGAGTTCGACGGGGCAAGCGCTGGCGATGACCGCGCATCTGCCGAGCATCAATGCGCGGCTCGCGCGCCTGGGCGGCATCCACCGTGTATCCTTCGAGCACCCGAAATGCGTTTACGGCCTCAAAGTCAGCATGCTCCGGATTGCCAAAATAGGCGGCCCGCTCGGCGATCTCAGTGATGGCATCGCCACCCATTGTCTCGAAGTCGAGCAATTGGGCGAGCGATCGAACGGTTCGCTGTAGGGCATGCGGCTGAACGAGTCCCATGGCTATCCTCTCCGGCGCGCTTCGCGCACCATCCTCAGAACGCTCACGCGAAGCGCTTCTCGAAGCTTTGGCCGGGCGGCCCGAATGGCCTCCGAAAAGTAGAAGGTGGCCGGGATACGGACGCTCCTCACGAGCGCGTACATCGCGGTATTGCGAAGGAAGAGCGCCCGCCCCCGGCGGTGGAGTCCTTGAATGTCGCGAGCACGTCTGTTGCGTGCCGGCTGATTCAACGGAACCGTGAGATAGCGAGAGGTCCTCGGAACAATCAGTCCGCCGCGCTCCTGGATCCCGGCATAGGGCAGCCTGCTGAACACGCGTGTGTTGAACAGGGACCGCCCGCTGCGTTCAATGCGGACCCGAAAAGAGCCGGCGAGCCGGCCCGTGGGGCGTTCGAACCGCTGGTTCGAAGACCGCTCGATCTCTTCGAGCATGATATCACCGGCCCGGGTCGCGGCGCGACGTATGGACCGATCCGACAGGCCGCGGCGAAGGCCGAGCCGGATGTTGTTCACCCAGGCTTCGGCGCCCTTGAGACCGCGATCGCGAAGTCGGAGCTGAACGGGCATCAGGTCACCTCCACCGTGACCGAGGCGTCGCACATCGCCCCATTGGGCTCGAAAGCCACGAATCGAAGCCGAGCGTTGCCCAAGGCCGAAGTGGACGTGTCCCACACGTAGCGGAAGTTCGTACGGGAGGGGTTGCTTCTGGGGCCCACAGGAAGCGGAGGCTGCGCCGAGTTCGGGGCATCATTGGGCGGCCACTCTTTGACCCGAATGTCGTTGATGAAGAGCTCCGCGCGGTCGAGCCCGAGCTCGGAAAGCGCCCACATGGCGATCACCTGCTCGCCGGTCACCTGGGCCGAGGCCACAGGCGAGGCCAGTGCGCATCGGAAGCTGTCCGACGGATCAGGGATCGGATCGTCGCCACCCTCGCGCGCATCAAGGCCGTACGACCGGGTGTAATGCATCTGCCAATGCATGACCGCCGATCGCTTGCCGCCTTCGATCGGCTCTTCTTCGAAGTCCTCGAGCAAGGACACCTCATAGGCGAAGCCGGCCGCGCGATAGTTCGAGTACATCGCGGCGATGACGTCATCCATCAGAAGGTCCAGGCGAGCGCCCAAAAGCGATTCGTCCGTCCAGTCATCCAGGCCCACAATGCAGCGAAGTTGAAAGAAGAGTTGCGCGTTCAGTGTTTCGCTTTGACGGCTATGGTAATTTGTTCGGCTGAACCTGAGCTGAACCGCTGGTAGATCCGTGACTTCTTCGGGGGTCACCCAGGCATCGGTCACGAGCTGAACGGCGGTCCCAAAGTTTCGGTTCGAATTGTCCGGGCGATTCTCCGGCTGAATGCGAAGCAGCGCCTGAAAGATGGTGCGTCGTATCTGGGATCGACCCAGATCATTGACGAAGATGGCGGGGACATCCGTCATGACGGAAGGCCCAACCAGAAGGGCTGAAGCGCGCCCTGGGAGCTTGGAAGAAGGCCGCGCCGTTCCCGATAAACCGAAGTCGCATTGTTGCTCGTTGAGGTCTCGATCTCGCGGTTTCGGTTTCGACCCCAAAAGCGCGTAATGACCTCACGAACGCAGACCTCCTCAACAGCGAAGGGAAGCGTGCGATCGGGCGGGTCTGTCATGACCGCGGCCTGTGTCGGTGTCACGAATCCGCCCGTGTAGGTCACACGAAGGCGAGCATTGATGCGATCCGAGACCAAGAGGTCAAAGCCTTGCGCTCCGACGTAAAACGGAAAGAGCTCGGGCCGATAGATCAGCCCAGCCTCGGCGTCTTCGATGCCCCATCGCTCGATCTCTTGGATGACATCGCCCGTCGATCGATCGACCCACTCGATCTTGTCGACCGATTCGATCGGAGCATGCATCAACCGGATATAGCGATTTCCAGACGAGGAAACGAACTCCTGATGGTCTTCGACGTGTTCGAAGTTTCGATTGCAATAGTTCCGAATCTCTTCGGAGCTTGCTTCGATCAGGCGTTCGAGTCGGCTGTCGACATTGTCCTGACGCGTGCGCGCTTCAAGCCCGGAGGCCGAACCCTGGTCCGCCTTGACGGCCTCGACCGTCGTAAGGGCACTTGAGCGCAAAACCACACGTCATCTCCTAGCCTGCGGGCGGGTTCGGGTTCTCGGTCTCGTGGTCTTCCTTCGTGGGGTCGGGTTGAGGGGGCCCTGAAGGCGCGCGGGCATGACCCTTTTCGATCATGTCCTTTGCCTCCTTCTTGCTCAGGATGACGCGCTCCCCGGGGTTTGCGCCATTCATATAGCAAAGAAGCTCAACGACCATTCTGTCTCGTGAAGGCATGCCTTATCCCTCCCGCGTCGCAAAGGCTGCACCACGAACCGCAGTGGCAGCGCTTCCGTCGAACACGAGGCGCAAGTGACGCTGCGTATTGCGCGCCAAGATGCTGCCCCACTTGGTTTCATTCGCCGCTAGCGCAATGCGCTTGGCCCGGGACTCAGGCACCTGGGTCCAAGTGTTGCCGTCGGTGCTTTCGTCAAGACTCAAGGTCCCGGTGACGCCCGCAGGGGTCGTCATAACGAAGAGAATCGCGCCGATGTTGTGGTTTGCGACCTCATCGTCCTCAAGCGTCGTCAGCTTCTCCGAACGAACACCTGCTGTGCCCTCAGCGGGATTCGGAAAGTCCTCGTTCACCGGGCGAGTCCCCTCGCCATTGCGTTCGAACGTTCCGATTATGAGCCCATCTCCAGCATTTGAGGCGCCGGAGGCTACCTGAGCGTGCTGAAAAAGGAATTCGGGATGCAGCTCCATGCGTCCAGTCATTTGAAAGTCCTCCTTCCTTTCTCTTTAGTACGTGATGCCCGCGAGGGTGTGGGCGTACTCTGCGCGCGTGAGGTTACAGTCATGGCGCGCCGTGATCGCGATGACCGACTCGCCACGGGAGATGCCAGACTGAACGTTGGCACCGTCATGATATGCGCCGCCCGGGAAGAAGCTCAGCTCAGCCATCGTCTGATCGCCGATATAGAACTCATCCATAGCGCACATGATCATTTCCGTGTTGCCCGCGCCGACTCCGGACGGGTCATCGTCGGCCACCTTGTTCGGATCGGTGCCCGAAGGCGCCGCGAAATTCGCCGGCACAGAAGTCGTTTCGAACCACGGAATGCCGCCGATCGTTCCGCCCTGAATCTCAAGACGGAAGGGGAACATCGCGTCCATCTCGTCGCCTCGGACCCACTGCATATTGATGCGGTTTCGCGGATTGATGAGAAGCGCAAACGAAGTTGACGTCACGTTGCGCTCGGCAAACACCGTGAGCAAGCGTTTGAGATTGATGACCATGTCGGCCAGTTCATTACCGCTGGAGGCGTGAACATTGGCGTTGCTTGCATCGCTGGCGACATCGAGCGTGCCGCGGAATCGAATGCCCAGCGGAGAGTTGAGCTTGCCGTCTCCCCGGATGAAGGCTTCGTCCTCGCGCTGAGCCAGGCGACGCGTGAGGTCGTTTCGGAACCGGATATCGGCGGATGCCGAAGGGTTCTCGAGAAGGGCATTGCTGATCGGAACCACGCCGCGCAGCTCTTTGCTGACCATGCGGATCTGGTCGAAGCGCAGCCCGCTCGCCCGAACGTTGCTCGACTCGGGCGCATACTGAAGCGTGGAGGTTCCGGTCTGCCGGCTGAAGGTGACATTGCCTTGTGGCATGTCGATCTCTTGTGCGCCTGCAGCACGTACGACGACGGCCGGCCGAAGGGCCTCAATAAATGGGCCCGTATAGTCTTGCGGGATGAGCGCGGCGCCGGTGTCGAAGATGTCCGCGCCTGCGGCCTTGTCGACGGAGCCGTAGACCTTTTCGGCTTGGGCATCCAGATCTTTGACCATCCATGTGTCGCCCCAGTCATTTAAGACGCGACGAACATCGTGATGGCCCTTGCGCCATGCGATCACATTCGCGCGAACGAGGCGGGCATAAAGAAGCCCTGCGCCCTTAGCCTCGACCTCGCGGTCTTTTCGGCCGGCCACCTTGATGCGGTCGGCCTGGATCTGGGCCCAGTTCTGCGCAACGTAGGGATGGTCTTTGTTGGTCGGATGGAAACGCTGACGGCCTTCTGCGGGCTCTTTTTGGAGCTTGTTAAAGGAGCTCTTGATTTCGGTCTCGAAATTCTTAAGCCGCTCATCAAAGCCGCGCTCGAGCTCGACCTTGCGCTCCTTCCATTGCTCATCGCTCTTCGCGTCCATCATGTCGCCCACGATGCCGCGAATCTCTTTGAGTCCAACGTCTACCGCATTATCGGTCCCAGACATCTGCAATCTCCCTTGCTAACCGTTGATCCGAAGCCGAAACCGACGCTCGGGCTCGTCTTGTTTGTTCGCCGGAGGTTCCGCGGGCGGCGGGTCGGCGGGGGTGTCGTCATTGGACGGAGGCGGCGTTTTGTCTTCTCCGCCATCGAGTCGACTGACCGCAGCTTCAAGCCGGGTCGCGACTTTTTCAGCGCGATCGAACAAGCGCTCGAGCGCATCGCCCTTGTCTTTCTTCTCTTGGCCGGCCGGCGGATCGACAGGGCCCGGATCGGCGGCGGTCTGTCCCTCGTCTCTGTCTTCGCCATCGTCGTTTTCGTCGGGCTCATAGCCCGCGTTCACGAGGTGCACTTGCATCCGCTGTCCTCCAGCTTTCATGGCGAAGTAGGCCCGCTCGAGTGCGGTCCATTGGTTCGGCTTTCGATCGAGCGTTTCCTCCATGGCTTTGAAGAAGCCGGGGAACTCGGCCGATTTGCCGTTCAGAGCATCAGGATTGGCGGGGATCGGGGTCTTTGAGTACTCAAGCTGTTCTTGCTCGGTGAAGTTGAAGCCGAGCCAACGCGATCCATCTTCGGACTTCCGATCACCCCATTTGAGCGGAATGAAGCCCACAGACCCTGACCGGAGATGGTCTCCATCGACCAACCGGTACGTATCTTCGGAGAGGCGTGTTTTGAGGTGATAGGCCTCGACGCCTCGATAGCGGTTCGACCTGAAGCCCTCGTCCTTCGTCTCCGCCCACAGAGCCTTCATGTTGCCGATGGGCGGCATGAAGCTGAGGTGCGACCACAGAAGTGGCGCGCCGGCCTTTCGAAACGCCCCATGCTTCCAGCCCGGGACCTGGATCGTGTCGCCATGGCGGTCGACCCGATCGCTCGACATCGTCGTTTCGAAAGCGTTTTCGACGAACGGAATGCCTAGCTTTTCGGCTCTTCGTGGCGTGAGACGGGCAGACTGCGTGATGCCAGGCTGAAGCGTCGCGATCGAGCCCGCCTTTTGGTGCGTCAGGTGCTCGCGCAGCTCATATCGGGAGACCCATGTCGCGCCGAGCTGGGCCGCAAGATCCACGGCGAAGACGATGCCGTTTCACGTGAAACTGTGGAACCCCTGTAGGCGTAAAGGGCTGGCTACATAGGGTAAACAAAGGCCGTTGATTGGGCAGAAGTACCTACTCGTCTCCGACCGGCTCCGAGGGTGAAGAATCGTCACCCTCGCCGTTTTCGTTGTCCTGATCGTCTTCGGGCTCGGGCGCGGGCGGCTGGCCCGGCATCGGCGAAGGCGGCTGCACCATCACTTCTGGCTTCGTGAGCATGGCCTCGAGCATGTTGTCCGGAACGTCGAAATAGAACTTGAGATACGCCCGGGCCTGCGGCTCGGAGAGCGCACCCATGTTGAATTGGGTGATGACCGCGCCCGCCTTGTCCGGGATCTTGCTGTTCAAAAAGGCCACGGGCTCGAGCTCCATATTTGGAAGTCCTGCTAGTGATCGCGCCTCTTCTCGAACGGCCGTTCCCGGCATGGCTTTGATGACCTCCAGCTGAAAGTCGACATCGTCCGGGACAGTCGAATCATAGGTCAGAACTTCGTTTTCGGTTCCCGGAAACATCGGCATCAAGAAGCACTGAAGCGTTTCCTCTATGAACCGAAGGCGCGGATCGACGGTGCCCGCATGGTAGCGGCGCTCAGCCGTGACAGACGTTGCTCGATTGCTGTTGTCAGAGATTCCGAGAATCTCATCCGGGACACCAAACACATGACGGATGACTTTCGCTGTGAAGTCCTGAAGCTCTTGAATGGCCATCTCCACGATCGTGTCATCGAGCTTATGAAGATCGAGATCTTTGACGTTCGTGAAGTGCATCGTCTTGGCGTTCCGCATGGATCCGCCAGGCTTAACCACTTCGGCCTTGAGCGTGTTGAGGCCGCTCTTGCTCAGGCCTTTGGCCACCCACACCCACGTGGGCACACCGAAGTTTTTGAATCGCGCAGCTGATGTAAGCCCGGCAAACTCGTATGTGGTAATCTCTGTTGCGACAGACTTTGCAGGGCTTGAGCCAATGAGCGAGTAGGGATTCGTCGGGTCAATCTGCCGAAAGAGAATCACCCTATCAGCCGGAAACTCCCATCTTTGGTTTCTTTTTTTGGGGTCTCGAAAAACGACCGTGCTCTCTGTCGTCTGATTCTGATCAATGAAGTGCCGTGGAAAGGGGTAGAGCTCCGCCGGTGCGGATCGGTCTCCGTTTTGGACTGTGGACGACCCCTCAACGCCAAGCAGGGCTACGCCCGTCAAGTCGAGGTAGAGTTGAATGGTCGACCGCACTGTCATCCCGCTCATGGGCAGCGGGCGGGAGTGTCCTCGCTCAAGCAGTTGGACCACCGGATGGTTTTCGACCTCTTCCAGAAGATCACTATCCATCTGCTTATGCATGAAGGCGGCCCGCTTTGTGGGATGGATAGAGCGGAGTTCAGCCCGAAGCCGCTTAGCGCGAACATAAGCCCTCGGAACAGGATTGCTCGGTCGTCCATCTGGCGCCTCTTGGACACGAAAGACACGCCAGTTGGCTCTTCCAACATCATCTTTTATTTTGCCGGCAACCGCATTGAGCCAAGGGTTTTGATTGTAGGCCTCCAGCATGCGCTGGTCTTCACGCCTGATCTCGCTTGAAAGCTCACCCATGAGCTCCGCAAGAAAGTTCGAACTCTCAAAGATTTTGGTTTCGCCCTCAACAAGCCCGGCTTTCGCTTCTGAGCTATCTGGGCTGGGCTCCTTTTTTCGGCCAAAGACCCTGGAGAACCAACTCATAGTGCGGACTTTCCTCGGAAGTCGAAACGTACCCGCGCGGTGGCGCTTTGTTCGTTGATATTGAGCTCGCGAACGTATCCAAAGCCTGGCTCGGTCAATATCTCCTTCACCTGCCAGTGCGTGGCCACGTTTTGCGCGTTCATAATGGCATCGACACCTGAGTATCGAACAATGTCTCGAACCTGAAGCAGGTCGTCATCATCCTGGCTATCCTTTTTGGCTACCGGCACCACGAGATCGCCAAACGTGAGCACCTCGCCTACGCCCCCGGCAGGAATGGCTCTGGAGACCACTGCTTCAGGCCGGCCTATGGTGTTCGTTTTGCCCCATCGGCCGGTGGTCGTCGCGTTGTGCGGCTCCACTTCATGGGGCGTCCCAGTGAAGATGACAGCCTCGCCGACCTCGAGCTGGCGCGCAGCGCCGCCGGGGTTCGTGTTGGCCGCACGCACCGAATAGAACTGCTCAGGCGTCCGCGTCGCAACACGTGACAGGCTTACGCCCCTGATGAAACCTGTGACGGCTAGGTTGCCGTCATCGTTGTAGAAGAACTCGGTGCCGGTTTCCGCGGCCTCAATGTGTGCGGTTCCGGTAGCGCCCGGATCGATCACGAGCGAGCCCGTCACCCGATTGCAGCGAAGGACGGTTCGAGCATGCGCGCCTGAGCCGATGGTGACGTTGCCCTGGATGCGCTGGGCTTCGACGTGTGCATTCCGCGGTATGACGAAACTGCTATTGATGGTGCGAACGTAGAGCGTCACCCCGGGCGTGATGGTAAGGCCCTGGATCTCGGCATGCGGCATCCAGAATTGAATGTTCCCGTATCCATTTCCCAAGGGAATGGTTTCGTTGAACGTCGAGCTGTCCAGACAGACGACCGCGGCTGGCGGGAACTGCCCGTCATCGGCGGGCTGAAAGCCCTGAAACGTGATGGCCGCGGTGATGGCCGCCATGAGCGTTTGCTTGGGCAGGTTGGGATGCATCCCGCTGTCATCGTCGTCACCCGCGTTTGAGACATAGATGACCCGGTGCGAGGCGATGCCCACGAGGCTCGCTTGCGGCAGCGCGGTAATGTTGAGGTTCGCCTGCGGGATGGGGACAAACGGCAGGTCGTTCCGTGACCCCTTCAGCGTCAGCGCTTCTTGGTCATAGTCATTGATGACGCCGTCGTGATGCGTAAGCTCGAGGTGTGCAACCCCGGTTGTCGCGCCCGGGATGTCAATGTCGGTGTTGAGAATCCTGCACCGGATGCTCGTTGTGGCATGCGCCCCCGGCTCGAAAAGAATCCCGTCGGTGATGTGATCGATCTCGAATTTTCCGTCGCGAGCCGGCCCTAGCGCGCCCTCGAGCTTTCCAAGGCGCATTCGGACGCCAATCCCAGGAATGAATGCTCCATTGAACCTGATGGTCGCCTGGGGCATGTCGAAAAACGTGGTTTGCGCAACGGCAAGCGGCAACACGTTGAACCCTGGAAAGACCGAGGCGTCCTTGCATACGATGGCGCGATCTGCGGTCCCGGTCAGCGCGGTTACTTTTTGAATTGCATTTGCCAGGGTGGCAACCGGGCTGTTTTCGCTGCCCGAGTTCGAGTCGTCCCCGGAGTTTGAAACATAGACCGTCCGATGCGCTGGGATGGCCTCCAGATCCGCCTGGTCAACGAGCGGACCCGGAAAGCTTTTGCCGAGCTTATCGAGAAAGAAAATGGTCATGATCAGCCTCTGCGTTCGATGTGTACGACCATTCCACTGAGCGTGCTTCCGATCTGCGGCTGGTTCGAGATGTAGAAGATGTAATCGACAGCCGGTGACCCTACTTCGATGTCCTCAGTCCGTGTAAAGCCCTGGATCTGATTCGTGCTGGCACCAATCGTAAGCGAAAGAACGTCGTGCTGGGATTGCGGAAACGCATAGATCAAATACTTTTGCCCCGTATAGGTTGGCACCGTGTAGTCGCCCGACTGCTTCGTAAAGCCCTGAAGAAGCGAGCTGGCTCCGCCGGCATCATTGAGCAGTGACGCGGCAGCGGCAGGGCGCATCCCGTTATCAGGATCGACCATCCCAAAGTAGACATGCCCCGCAGGTGGGGCTGCACTTGCTGTCACGCTTTCGCTTGCCACAAGATCAGGATTCGCGTTGTCGGCTGGCGTTTCGTCCGCTCGATAGAACTGGGCAACCAGGTCAATGCGATCACCTGCACTGTCGAGCTCAAAGCTGGCTGGTAGATTGAATGTCGCCATGTTCGATCCCTCCTGGATCGGAAGCGAGGCGACGATCTCGGTGTCGACTGTAGACCCCACCATGGGTGTGGGCGTTACACGGCGCGCAACAAGTCTTGCGCGAGCGATCTGCGAGGCGTGTGTGAGGAAGTACTCGATCGTATACGGGTTGCCCGCGGTCATGTCCTGACCGGGCTCAACATGCGCCGGCACCGTTGTGCCGAAGCGCTGGACCGTGGCGAAAACCGACCCAACAGTTCTCCAGACAATACGTCCGGCCCCGTTTTCTGCGGCCGGATCCCAGGACAGCACCTGAAGCGCGAGCGGCGCCGTCGTCGCCAAGGCGCGCCCCATGATCTTCGTGAGCGTTGGCGACGTTGCCGCCCCAGTCAGGTCGCCCGAAACCGTGCCGGCCGGAGGGCGAGGCGTGCCGGCCGTATCGAGCGTGACACCCAGAACTGTGTTGAGCTTGGCGAGGTCGCTTCGATTCGGGTCCAGGTCTTCGATTCCAAAGTCAACTGCCGGGCCTTCGTCTCCATTGATCGAGGCGATGCCGGCGGAAGAGCGATTGATATGGTCCCAGCCATTATTGACCCAGATGGCCCAGTCTCGGCCGCGGATTCGTTGGCCCGGACCGTCCGCGAAAATGTCCGAGCTATTCATTCCCGAGGAGGCGATGTAAATATCGCCCTCCGAGGGTGTCGTGACATCGTCTGAACCTTCGGTGAGCTGAACGCCCGTAGCCACGAGCTGGGGCCGCGAAGAGGCGATCGACGGGTCCCAGGTGTCCTTGAAATTGAGCTCACCGTCCGGAAGGTTCTCGGGGAGGATCTTCTGGTTCGCGCCTAGCCCTGCGACGCCACCCGCGGCTCCGCGCGCCGAAAGAAGAAGCGGCTGAGAGCCCGCAACAATCGCCGTGACACGACCTTTTCCGTCGATCGTTACGGAAGCTGGGAAGACACGTGCGCCCGGCGAAAGACCGGTGATGGGCTTCAGCGCGAGCTGATCGGGATAGGTGCCGGTGATGTCCGGGCCATCGGCCGCGCCCGAAGGGCTACCGCCTGACCCGGGCTCGAGCGCAACGCCCGTGCCCTCGACACCGATGATGAGCTCGCCACCGACCGAGGCCCGCCGCGTTGCCCGGAGACTTCTGCCGCCTTGCGTTATTCCCATTTCTATCCTGCTATGTATCTTGAGATTTCTGCAAGACTGCCGTCCAAATAATATATTTTTGCAAACATTTCACTGGACGAGCTTTCAGTCCTAATCGTGATGTACTCCCCTTTGTCGAGGAACGATCCGATGTCTTGAATGCCGGCGTAGAAGTCGGAGTCGGTTGTTTCATCGGGCGCTCCGGAGACCCGATTGACTGATCGGTAGAGCCGAAGAAAGCGTCCGCTCGGAAAAACCTTTCGGACCTCGAACCGCTTCGCTTCCTCCCCCATGATCAGGTTCACCTCGGCGAGGTAGAGGCGGTTCCCGACCGTGGGGTGCATGACCCAGCCGGACTCAGACCCCGTGAATTGCGTGTTGGCCGGCGCTGAGAGCTCGATTATGCGCGTATTGGCCATGCCGCGAGCATGCCCAGGCCAGCCTCAGGGCGAAACCTGAGGCCGAAAAAAGCGTAAAGGGCTGGCTACATACCGATTGGGATGTGGGTCAATCGGTCGATTCGAGCTCGTCTGCGGGGTCGTCGTCCTCCTGACGAAAAGCGCGCTCGAGGTCTGATTCGGCGACATCCGGAACAACCTCGGCGATTCGTGCGTCGACCTTCAATAGGGTGTCGATGTCTTCGGCTTCATCGAAATCGGTTCGATCGACAGGGGCAATGGGTCCTTGGCCTCGCCAGCGCGCCTCAAGGGCTCTGCGGCCCTCAGCCGCCGCAATCGGATCGAAAGAGCGGGCACCTCGCGTCTCTGCCTCGAGAAGCTGAAGCATGCCTGTGGCAAGCTGGTGCATCGATTTCCACCGGGAACGCTCGAGGGGCGGATCGATGGCGTTCAAGACGGACTCCACCGCAACGGACAACGTCCGCCCCCCGAGGTAATCTTTGAGCGCTTCCGACACACGGACGCGGAGATCCACGGGACCCTGTCCGCCCGGCCCGCCGGCCTGAGCGCCCGGGGAGTCTTGATCCGCATGATCAGAAGCGGGGCTCACTTATTGGGCCCCTTCATCGCTGGGCTTTTCTTCTTCTGGTTTTTCATCATCATCGTCCTCCGGTTCGGCATGAACCACTGCGCCGCTCCGGAGGGCTACACCCAATTCCTCGGGTGACTTTGTTTCTTGCTCCTTGGGGAGCGTTTCATCCGTTTCCATCATCGTCTTCTACCCCTTTTAGGTCTGGAGGAAAGCCGCTTGCTGCCGAAGCAAAGCGAGCGGTCAATTCTCCTTCTTTCTCTGCGTCAGCCGCGGCCTTCGCAAAGAACTGGAAAATCTCAAGAGACTGATCTTTGGTGATTGCAATCGCAAACTCGCCAAGTGAACCATGAAACGTGTGAATGCATGCGCTATAGCCTAAAAAGAAAAGCGCACGCATCATGTGTTCGCTGTCCTCAAGGCCTTCCTTTCGGGCAATCTTCAGGACGTCCTGAAAGTAGGCCTCCACATATCTGGGGTTGGATTGCGATCGGCTGTTGGCCCTCATTTCTCATCCTTTTCGTTGCCCGCAAGGCGCTCAAGATAGACGAAAGGCCAAAGCAGAATCATTGCCAATCCAGCAGCTAAAGCAATCAACATGATTGCTGGAAGGGCAAGAAGCGCCAGGATGCCGCGGTCGCGCAACCATACGACCCAGGCTGGCGCATGCCGCTCGAGCTCGTCGAGCTCCTCATTGATGCGCTTTCGGTCGCGACGCAGCTGGTCGCGGCGAGAGAGGCGGTCCCATATCTCTTCATGGGGGTTTGAGGTCTTCGGTTGGTCGTCCATCAGGTGCCTCCGGCAAAAACAGATCGGGCTCGGCCTCGAGCACTTCGGCGCGTAAGAGCGCGTATCTGTCGGTTATATTGCGGGCGTCAACGCCCGTCCATGTGATCCCGTTTTCGTTGTCCCACACGTTCTTGAAGACCGCCCATAGCGCACGATACGCCGCCGCAGGACGGCCCGCCTGCACATGCCGATCCGCCGCAACCAGCAGATCGTTTACATGCGCACGCGCGACCGCATAGGGGCTGAACGGGTCCATCAGCTCATCGTTTTGTCCATGAAACGCTCTGCGTTCGGCCTGGCGCGCCCGGCGTTCTCCATGAGCTTCATCTTCTCTTGAAACTCTATGATGATTTTGTATGCCGCACGCTCTGCCATCAACGCATCGGTCCAGACGTTCCTGAGCCAAAGGCGCCCGAGAAGAAGCCCGGCGACCATGCCCCAGCCCATGACGAGAAGGAACCGGAAAAGCTGCCACCCCAAAATGACCACTTCACTGTCTAACATGCTTGCCCCACGCAAGATCCGACCATGGCTATCATGACAAACCATGCCGGCCATACCCAGTCTGCTTTTGTCATTTACGACCCCTCTCGAATGATTGGCTCCTCAACAAGAGACTGTCGGAGATCCGCTGTGTCACCCTTGATCTCTTCCACGGAGCATTTCCGCATCATCATGGCGATCGCCTTCAGTAACTCGGACTGCGCTTGCTCGTACGTGACGTTCCGAAGGACGCGCGCATAAGCATAGCCGTCAAGCAGCTTGAATTCGATCTTGTAGTTTTTCAGGTTGCTCATAGCCCTCTCGGATCTTCACCCACAGACAGCACGAGCATGCGAACCCGGTCCATCTTGAGCGGATTGCGAGCCGCATAGGCATCCGCAAGAAAGATGTTCTGGATCTTGTCGAACGCAAAAAGCGCTCTAGCCGACCACTCAATGCATGCATCATGGTCCTCCGGGGGCTGCATGCTTCGCGCAACGCGCTCGTTCTGAAGCGTCAGGTTGCTTGGTTGCGTATCGTTTGTGCCGGGATCTGATGCCGGCCAGGCATGCTCACTCATAGGTCATGCTCCCTGAGGGCTGTGATGACCTTCCGATACCCCTCCCAGCTCAAACACTCTGAAGGGGGCGGGCCGTGCTGCTTTCGCTCTGGGCCTTCATGAAGGTAGATCTGGTTGTAGAGGTCAGCGATCCGCTCTAAAGCGGCCAGATGCGAGCCGACGGGTTCATCACCGTACATGACCTCATAGGCGCTGACAAAATCGCCGGTACGCATCTGATCGACGGCGTCGTTCCAGTCGATAGGCGCATCAACCCCGGATGAATAGGTCACACCGCGTCGAATCATGCATGCGCCCGCCACACACATCGCGCAATGGGCTGGCTTATCAACACTTTGCGCGGGCGTTCCGAGCTCTCCTCGAATGTATGGTTTTTCGTAGGTAGAGACATACGTGCTCATTTTCCACGAGAAGTGGTCTGGAAGCCTGTGAATGACGCCGCTCATGAACTCCGCGTCGTCAATCGCGTCCTCGAGAAGCGCCCAGAGCGTGTCTGTGCGAAGCGCGCGTGTGGGCTCAGGCTTAAAGCCGTTTGTGTAGATCCTCGCATCAATATTGTGTTCCATCGTTTCGTGCTCCTCTCTTTGCCTTTGACCGACCCACAAGATACTCCCATCCGGCACACTGCTTTTGCCCTTGACCGAACCGAAGATCGGTATGCCGGCGGGGCCGAAAGTATCCGGGCGCCTCCGTCTTGAGGCCGCCCACCTCCCGGCCACACACCGGACACTCGACTCTAACTGACTTGTATTTTTTCGTCATCAGGGTGCGGCCACCTCATCCAATCCCGCCGCGGAAAGCGCTCCGAAAACGGCGACCAGTTCTTGTTGCGACGAGACACATAGTCGAAAGCTGGCTCGTATCCGTCATCGTGCGTGCCGCGCAGGATGGATTTTGCCGCCTCCTCCGAGTAGGCCATCACCGCCGCGACGATGATGTCCGGCTTGGGGTCGCGCTCATCGCCGACAAGTCCCGAGCACCACCATGGGCCCTCATATTCAAAGTGCCCCATGCTCGTCTTGAAGCGCACCCAAAAGGGCTTCAGTTCATCGGTCATCCGCATGCTCCTTTTCGATGATGGCCACGACACGCTCAACAGACGTTGCGATCCGATTGAAAAAGTCTCGCAGCACCTCGGCCTTCGCCTGCTCTGCCCGAGCGTGGATCTGAATGGCATCGGCTATCTTTCGAAGCCCCTGCTCGGCCACATAGCTATCGGTCATCCCCGCTGCCTCCAATCATGTTGCGCTCGCGCCGAGAGTTGAGCTTGTTCAGGTTCATGCGCGCAATCTGTCCAAGCGGAAAGTCGAGTTCGAGTGCGGCCTGGGAGATGTACCACAAGACATCGCCAAGCTCATTTCCGAGGGCGACTCGATCGTCAGCCGAGATCTGACTGTCTTTGTCGCGCATGATCTTGCCGACCTTTTCGGCAAACTCGCCCGCCTCTCCATTGAGCTTCAGCGCGCAATAGATGAGCCCTGGCCCCACAATCTCCATGGGCGCGGCCTTGGTCTCAATCATGCCCGGGTATTGTGCGGTCGCCCGAGCCCTCTCTTGATAATCGTTCATGTTCAGGCTCTCCATGTTTTCTGCTGCCATTGTTGCCCCCTGTTTCTACGGCACAATCTCCAAGATGACGCTGGGTGCCGATCCCTCGCGGATGATGGACATCCAGACCTCATAGGGCGCCGGTATGTCTGCGAATCGCGAGGCCTGGTGTCCTGTCTGATTCTTCGGGTGCCCCCAGCACGAAGGCACACGACGCACCTCTCTTCCCATGACTGACCCTCTATTCCTTTCTTTCCACGCAAACCTTTTCGGGTTCGCATCGAAATTCAGCGCCATATTCGTGGCAGATCATGACGCTTGTTTCTTGCCATCGCTCACATGTTAGAAGGTTCCACGCCTGAAGAACGAAAGCCGCAATCACACCGATCGCAAGCAGTATCGTCAGACCCGAAACCCGATGCGTGCTGTTCATTTCTTGTCCTTGTCGATCGGCAGCTTGTGCCCAAGAGCCCTGACGGCCAGCGATATCGCATAGAAGACACTGATCACGATAAGCGACAAAGAGCCGAGCCCGATCGCCCAAAGAATGCCTTCATCCATCACTGTTCTCGAGCTTGACCGACTCGAACCGACCGGTCTCTTGGTTGTAGAACTTACCAAGGGCGTTACGAGAGAGCTCGGGGCGCTGAAGCGACAGCTTGATAAGATCCTTGAGATAGGTGTCACACGTCACCTCGGCGTCAGCCTTGCGAATGGACCGTTGCCGTCGCTCGTGATGGCTTTCGGGCATCATCGACCCCATGTGGCTCTTTTTCCGACTCGTCATCCTCTTCCTTCCCATGCTTTCATCATAAGAACCGCTGGAAGATCGTCTAGCTTTTTGTATGGATGTTTGTCTAGCTTTTTGTATGGGACGAAGCACGAGGGAGCGTCGGTTGGCCCGCGAAATCTTCCGCGTCTTTGGGCAAATCTTCGCACCCCATCTCGGCGAGGATGAGGGACATGACGCGGCCGGACACGACGCCCAGGGCCTTGATGGCCAGCTTGATCTGTTCGTGGGCGATCGCATCGCGGCTGAGCTCGGACTCGGCGAGCTTGACCAGGCCGTCCTGGACGCCGGCCAGAACATCGGCCGCATCATGAAGATAGGGGGGGACGGAGGAGTCCTGAACCATTCGAACGGTTACGACAGATGAAGCCGCCAATGCTCAAGACCAGGGCGTTGCCCCACAAGCTGACGCTTCGCCTTGTCGAACCAGAGCCGGTCCGGCGGTTCATTCATGACATCAGTTCCTTGGCGACGAGCAAACGGATACGGTTCGGTCTCCGTGCGCTGAAAGAGGACACGCCACCCAAGGTCCCGGACGATCACACCGGGCCACTGCATGCCGATTGCTTGCCCGAGCGGGTTTGCAAGGTAGACGTACGCGGTTGCTATAGACCCGAACCGGGGTCTCATCATGCGATCCAGATATCCAAACGTCATGCTAGGCAGTATGTCCGGAGCGGCTAGGCCCCACAACCCGTTGACCGCCCCACGGGCGGCTCCGTAGCCTGTCTGCCGTGGCCGCCCTTCTGTCCGTCGACCCCAAAGCCCTCATTCTGGTCGAAGACAAAAGCCACCCCCTATATGACCCGCGCGTACATATGCCGCTCGACTCGCTCTTGACGGTCGACATCGCCGCGAGAATGCAGGTCCTCTTTCCGATACGAATCAGGCTGTCGGAAAGCGGCGATCAGTACATGGTCGTTGCGGGCCGCCAGCGCGTTCGATGCGTGCGTTGGCTGAACGAAACGATCGAGCTCGGAGACACCCAGGCGCGCATTTACGAGACATGGCCCAATCTCGATTATCGGTCACAAACGCGGCTCTTCGAGGCAATCTGTGAAGTCCCTGGACCCCTGGCCGTCAATGCTCTTGTCGACGAGGGCACGATGGGCAAAAGCATCTTGAACTCGATCGTCGAAAACAAAGGCAAAAACAGAGAGGGGATCGATTCCACGGCCGCCAAGGTTTGCGCAGCGCTCCGCGAAGGGGTCGAGCTGAAGGAGATCGCCTCAGCGATGCGGGCTGCGCCTGAGACTGTGGATTACCTGTCCCGATTTTACGATCTTCATCCCGATGTGCAACATTACCTGCGAACGCAAAACGGGAAGGCCGTTTTGATCGACGTCTTTTCGCCGCTAACCCGAGACGAGCAGGCCTATGTGATCGCTCACGTCCGAAACTCCGGTCGACGATCCGCCAAAGATATCACCGAACTCGTTTCGGCGCTCGTCAAGCACCGAATGCTCCCCCTACCAGAGAAGCGAAACACCCAGAAACGGGCGGCCATTCGCATGAAGCAGGTGCGCCAATGGATCGAATACCTCGAGAAGGGCTTTGAGCGAGACAGCCAGGTCTCGCTGGTTTTGGGGGCGCTTCGGGGTGTTCAGGGCGACTGGGAGATGGCGCGATGCCTGATGCCCGAGGAGCTTGTCCCGCCCACGTTTCGCACGTGACGATGGCGCATGCTCACGCTCATTCGTCCGACCGCGCTCGACCCTGAGCCCACCCCAAGAGGCCCGCTGCGCCGCATACTCTTCGTCCTTGATGGCGAGATCTATGCCGGCATCGAGCACGGCACCGATCCGGATCGCATACCGGTTGGTGGGTACGAGCTCGAGATGGCCACGATGCACCGCGCCAGGATGAGGGCGCTTTGGGTCGTGAACACCAAACTGTTCATTCATGCCGCGAATTACGCCGACGAGCTCGAGGGCTGCGCTTCCCCTGGCACCGCCTCTCCAAACGGAGTCCGCGAGTCGGGCAATGCGATGGATCGGTTTCTCCGTGTACATGGCGGCTTCAAAGAAAAGCGCAAGGTGCCTTTCAGATGCATCGAGCTGAATGCAGACGGGTGGCACAACATCAGGAGCACGATCCCTCGGTGGATGGATCTTTCGCGCTGAAGAGCGGCAGGCCGTCATGCGGCTCACCGACCGGCTCCGACACGACGCGACAACGCTTTGCGTCATGGGCGCCAGATCGGTCCTGAAGCAGGACAACTGGCGTTTGATGGAACATGAACACGTTGCTTCGTGTCGCAGTCAGGGTCAGCTTGCCGCTGTCCTCGATGATGACGACCTCGGTGCCCGGGGGGTCGTCAAGGCTCAAAATCCGGTCATAAACAGGGGGTGCGCTCGGCTTTGAGTCTTCAGTCATACAAACATCCATAGAAACACTTGACGAAACCGTCAGCGGTTCTTATAGCGAAACATGTGGGCGTGTGCATCCCTCGTGTTTCGCACAATAACTCCCTTCCCTGGGTGTGCGCGTCCACCATTCTATGATCTTACGCGCGCAAAACCCTCTGGAGTGGCCTAATGGATGGCCCCGGACAGCGCCTTTTGAGCGTAAGCGCGCGCGATTTCACGCGCCTGCCATGACCTTTGAAGGCGGACGAAAGGTGAAGCACGCCAACGCACCGCTGAGTATGTCGGGCGCACTTTCTCGGCTTTCTGCTGAGATGTCGCGCCTCAAGGCTTGGGATGTGGAGGTCTTCAGCAACCCCCCGCTTCGCAGCGGAAAGGCTGATGACCCCGGGGTTGCCGTGTATTTCCGGCTCAGCGGCCGAGACCAGGTTTTCGCCTGCGACAAGTGGGACCGGGTTCCAGACAACATCGCCTCAATTGCCGCACACGTGGAAGCCATCCGCGCGATCGACCGATACGGGGTCGGCACACGCGAGCGCGCACTTGAGGGCTATCGAGCGGCAATTCCCGCCTCGGTGGACGATGTCCCTTGGCGAGACGTGCTCGGCGTTGAACTGGGCACCGTTTGGCACGATGTCGTTGCGGCCTACCACGCCCGGGTTCATGAGGCCCATCCAGATAAAGGCGGGTCGCGAGAGCAAATGGAGCGCGTCAAGCAGGCCTTCGAAGCCGCAAAGGAGGTCTACCGCCAATGACGTTGTACAACCCGAACTGTCAAATCAGCGTAACGGCAGAGCGTGCCAGCCGAATTCGCCAGTGCATTCAAGATGCCAAAGAGCGGGCCAAAGACCATGGAAGCGATGAAACCCGCGTTTTTCGCAGGCTTGCTTGGCATCAGGGTGAATCGGACGATAGGTGGCTCGACGATGACGAGGGGGATTCGCGTGAACAACAAGACACCGGAAACCACGGAGGATGAAGCCCGTGCAATCCGAGAGGCCGTGCGGCACCTGAATGTGCCGTGGGCCATCATAATCTACCCAGAAGACGAAGCGGTCGCGCACATCAGCGGCGCCAAGACCGACGAGTTCAAGGAGGTTTTACACATTGGAGGCTTACGCGCGCGAAGCGCGTTTGCCGCATCGATGGAAGGATTCATTAACGATCGCTCAGGGGGAGAGCGTGAAAAACTTCAGAGGTTCTTATGTCTCAAACTGCACTGATCTTTGCCCCACAGCGCTCCTACACCGCGCCGCAGCATGTCCAAAAGCTGTCTGACGATCGATGGCGTGCATCGCTTCAGATCGACGAAATTAAGACGGCGCTTCGTTATGGCTTGATGCGAGTTCGCTCAAGAGCGCAGCGCATTGCGCTTCGCCAAAAGCTTGAGCAGCGATTGCGGGACAAGCTGCGGCAGATGCGCTTGCTTGACACCATTCTTGATCAACTCGATCCGGTGTTCGGATGAATGAACTGCTCGACAGGATGCCAAGGCCTGCATTCGTTGCGTTGGCCGCCTGTGTGCTTTTGTCTTCCGCTTGTTTCGTGTTCTTTGGGCTAGCCCTCTGCCTGCCGGCACCGGTCACGAAGGAGATCGTCAACCATGAACATTCAGAGCCTGTTTGCCCAATGCCGTCGCAAGATTCTTGCGGGTGAATACTCGAGGGAGTTCGGGCCGGCCGTAGAGATCCTCTGGGAGCTTGGGCTCTCCGAAAAGGCGGCGCGTCTTTTGCTGCAACTCGATCAGCTCGCCAAGCGCACCCCCATTGCGGCGCGTGAGGCATGCCTGACCCAGCTCGGGATCGAGTACGGCCTTGAACCCCCGACCGTGCCCGAGACGCCCGAAGAGGAAGAAGAGACCGACGATCTCCCGATCGTCGAAGAGGTTCAGGACGTACCGCCCGAGCTCCCGGATTTCCCGGATCCTCCGCCGCGAGGCGAGGCCGTGTCATGATGGCGTCGTGGCTCGACGCGGGATTCCTGGTGTGTATGTTGCTCGTCGGCCTTCGTCTGGGGGTCATGATTCAAAACGCGCGTCACCTTGTGTGGGCGCGATGGAGGACGTCATGGGACTGATTTATCGAGGCAATTCACTGGAGACAGTAGACGAGAACGGATGCATCAAACCGAAGCCTGATGATGCCCCTCCATCTGTTCAGCGCTATTATGGAGGCGAAGGTCCGACTGTCGACCGATATTGCGCTCTCGTTCATGAGGCGTTTCGAGATCAGATCCCCATTGTTTGGGGGCGAGGTCCGCGTCTTTCGGATTGGTGCCTTAGACGAGAATCGACCAAGTGGGCCCTGTGCTTTCGCGAACACGTCATTACGCGCTATCTGCAGATCCCAGAACACCTGACCGATGAGAGTCGCTCCATCATTCACAGTCGCCTCAAGCAGCTTAATCTGATTCCGTCAAAGTCAGAACCCAGGAACGATGCCTCCGAAAGTTTGCGATACATTTTCTCGCGAATGGGGGGATACTGCCCGGCAGGGCATGAATATACGCTGCAGGAAGAAGAGTACGGATGGCATCGTTTCCGGATAGACGGTCATGCCGTCAGAACATTCAAGAGCCCTCCTTCGCCGACGAACCCGTTGAGTGTTTCGGTCGTCAATGACATGTGCAAGACAATCCGCTGCATTCTGCATAGGCTGTCGAAAGAGAGCAGCCTTCCGGCAGACCCCGAGGCCGCAGCGCGCGCAAGCTCCACCAGAGATCGTGAACGCAAAGCCAGCGTGACATATCTAAAACAGCAACTCGAAGAGAGCTTTCCTGGGCTCGAGTTCTTTGTTGCGCCGGACAAAGAGGGCTGTTCGGTCGGCCTCTTCCTGAAGGGCTCCGATCACCCCGAGGTGCTGTTTGTGTATTGGCACGATATCGACCAAGGCATCATGGGTCTATGGCCTCAGCTCAAAGCCTATTTTGAGCTCTGTCTGTCTAAGGCTAACCCTGAGTCTCTCGCCATCTGGCCTGGACTGAAGATGAACCTTCAAGAATCCATGCCTGAGGTGGAATGGAGAGCGTTCGAGGGTGAGGGCGCGCTCAAGGGTGTTCTGTCGGTCGTCGCCGACGGATCCATTCTTTGCACCATGGCCTCACACACCAAGGGCAAGCTCGGTCAGGCGATCTATGAAGCCAAGCGATGCATCCTGCGATTGATTCAGGCCAAAGGACCCGCCTCAAAGCTCGATTGGGCGGTCGCGAAACCGCACAAGCCGGCCGTGACGGTTGGGATTGAAAACCCCTGGGATCCATGAAAATCGTCTGGCAAAAGTATCGATACGACCTGGCCGGTCACAGCGGGGATTATGAGCTCAGTCCGTGCACCGTTGTGGCTGGCCGGGCGCAATCCGGCAAAACAACGTTCGTCCGTGGCATGCAGCTCGCTATGACAGGAGATCTGAGTCGGCTTTCAAGGACGCATCGCGCCGACTTTGCCACTTCGCGTGCGAACAAGATCTATGCGGAGCTTTCGGGTGTCGCGGCGGGCATGCCGGTGCGGACTTCCTGGCAGGTCGGGATTCTCGGTCAAGCACTCCAAAGCCCTGTCCGTGCCGATTCAAATCGGCACCTTCACATTCCGCATTACCTGTCTCCATGGGGGAAGATTCGGGCACTCAGCGGTCAAGTTCTCACACTGGCTATGATCAAGCGGTTCTGTCCGGGGCGGTTAAACGCCGCGCCGGAGGCGTCAGACCTTGTTAGGCGTCTGGCTGACTCCGTAAGCCGTGAACCATCGGGCTCCATTGCGTCGGCTTGCGATGTTTATGGCTTCATAGTCGAGGATCGACGCATGGAGGGTGTTCAAGGTCGAGACGTTTTGGGCAAGCATCTTTTTTCGCTCTACCCGAAAGCGGTTGCGGCAGCGCGAGCCGCCGTAAAGAGCTTTGCGCCGGCCTGGACCAAGGTGTCGCTTGAGGCATGCGGCCCTCACCGCAATCGATGGGGCGTTCGGTCCGCCGGTCGATTCGCGGGCGTCTCCATGTCAGACAGCGAGAAGATCGGTGTGGATCTCTCCCTGGCACTAGCCTGGGCGCGGACAGATGAGCCGCCGATTATTATACTTGATACCGATGTGACGCACCTTCTTGACCGCACGCAGCGACAAGAGATGCTCCGCGCGCTCCGGCTGGCCACTGACCGTGGCGTCATTTCGCAGTGCATCATAGCCCTTGATGACGAACGGCTCGACGCAATGGATGGATGGTGTGTCGTTCGCGTGAGCCCGAAACCCCCTGCATTGCTGGCCGCAGAGAAGCAGGCCGAAAAGCTCGAGGCGCGAGGCATTCATGTCATCCCGCTGGATGCACAGGATCGACAAAAAACGTCAGCGAGTGACGAAAAGGGTCAGGTGACAGGCGCGGATTTGGTGTCTTAGCGTGTTCCGATGAACAGCAAAGCGCTTCGCGCAAATGCTCGAGGATTCACGCTCATCGAACTGATGATGGTTGTAGGCATCATCGGGCTCTTGGCGGCACTCGCGATTCCGAACTTTATTCGATATCAGCTTCGCAGCAAACAGGGCGAAGCCAAGGCAAACATCGGCGGAATTCGCATCTCGCAAGAGAGCTTTCGTGCCGAGTATGACGCCTATGTCAATGTTCAGGGGCCGAACCCCGACGCCACACCGACAGACGAAAAGCGCGCATGGGACATCACTCGATCGTGCCCAAACAACTGCAGCCGAACGCGCATCGGGCAGTGCAATCAATTTGCCTGCATGGGATTTCAGCCCTCCGGGGACGTCTATTTCGTGTATGACACCAACACCCAAAACCGTCCCGCCGATTATGCTGTCGGCGCGCGGTCCAACCTCGATGGGGACGCCACACCAGGGCACTGGTTTTACGGCACGAACAACAACAACATGAACGCGCAGCCAAGGCCCAACAATGCCGGGTTTGGCGCGTGCCGAGGCGTGACCGCTGGCGAGCTGAAGAACTGCACTCCAGAGAGCTTCTGAGCCTTGTCGGGTCGATCCCCGGTGTGCACCTTTGTTAGATGTTGGCTCAACCCGGTTACACCGGCATCACGATCATTCACGGTGTGGTTGTTGTCCTCGAGCGCATTGAAGGACCGATTGCAAAACCCTTTCGATGCGCCGAGGCCTACTTGAACCGCATGCTTGAGGCCGGCATCGGTGTCGGCGGACCGAAAGGGCTCATTCGTGCGTTGTGGTTTGTATGTGAGCCCTGCTATCCCGGTGTCATTGTGTCTCGAAAGCCAACAGCCCAGGAGGCGGAAACGCTTCTGGGCGAATACTTTTGCCAGAGCGTCAATCAGCCGGTGATTCCGACGGTCTGGGCGGAGACTGTATGAGCAGACCAGAAGTTTTCACACAACACGGATACACTAATCCCATGACGGGAGAGGTCATCAAGGGCGACGACATCGAAGGCCTGATGGCAGAACTTGCGGCCGTCAAAAAACAGCTCAGCGATCTGAAGGATTTCAAGCTCCTCATTGAGGCCCAGCTTGCCGATGAAACGCCGCGCCAAGCGCGCACAGAGCACATCCTCCGCGGAAAATGGAAAGCGAGCATCACCCATCCTCAGCCCGGATGGGACAAGCCGACGCTCAAAGAGGTGTGGCAGAGCGCATCTGACAATCCATATCGAGAAAAGCTGCTTCGGATCGATTCTGTTGCGGTCAACATGCGCGAATGGAACATGGCGGTCCGCACGAAGGGCGACGAGGATTTCGCATCCCTTGTGCTTGCCATTGAGGGCGCCAGAACCGATCCGTCCGGCAACCCGAAGGTCGAGCTAAAGCGCCTCAGCGGCGCAGCCTCAATCTGAACTGCGTCGCCGGAAAGGTGAACTGCTGACCCATGGCCAGCGTAATCGCTTGCGGTAGCTCATCAAAGGCGATGAGCTGGCCGTTTGGGTGAAACATCAGACCCCACTGAAACGTCGGCCACGCCGCGGTCGCCTCCATGAACTCGATCGTGGCGCGGTTCCAGATCGCATAGGGATTTGATCCCACAAGAGAGCCTTCGAATCCCTGAGGCCACTGCAGCGAGGGACGCATCGTCCGATCGTATCCTCCGGCCGTCGGGAGCTCATTGACCGCATCCGGGGTCGAATCGTCAGGTAGGCCCGTTACCGGAGGCGCGGCCGTTCCAAGGCCGACCTGGACGGTTGCCGGCATGTTGTTGGTCATCATCAGCCGAAGGCCTTCGTTTGTAAGAGACATTGCGCACGCTCCTGTGTACCGCAAGGTTGACGGACTTGCGGTCTGTCAATACCCTGCCTATCGCATATGCCGGCGTTGACATCTAGGGATAAACAACGCGTCGCCCGATTATGGGGCGAGAATCCGGGGTGGTCGGTTCATCGTCTTTCGAAAGAAACAGGGTACTGCCGGGCCACTGTGACCCGGGTTCTGCGCTCGATCGGCATAGACCCCCAAAGGCGCCAAGGCGCCCAGCAAAACCAGTACAAAGAGCGCAACGCCATCATTCGGGCGCTCACCTCCGGACAAAGCGCTCAGTCCTACGCGCAGGTCGGCAGTCGCTGGGGTATTACAAAGCAGCGTGTCCTTCAGGTGAGACGGTCGTGATTCCTCGGCCATGGCACAAGGATGTGCGGCTTCTCGAGTCGCGCATCCGCGTCCTTGCGGGTCAGGGTCTTCGGCCCGCCCAAATCGCGGACACCCTCATGATGGCGCGAACGACGCTCGCAAAGCGCATGAAGGACCACCCGCGACTCCTTCAGGCCTGGAGGCAAGAGGCGGCGCTCTATGAGGCCAAACGCCTTCGCACGGTCGATGCGCTCGCCTTCGCGGACGCATCAGACGATGACGCGGTCGAGCGCGTCCGATCCCTATCGATCCTCATGATGCAGGCCGGAATGGATCACACAGCACGGCGCGGCTACATGGCGATTTGGGCGAAACTTCAAACGGATATTGCCCTGGATCGCGTCATTTATCAGCTCGAAGAAGAAGGCCGAGGAAGCCAATACACATCATGGGCCGAGCTCGCGCTCTCTGCGCGAGAGAGGCTGAAAAATGGAGAGCGAAACCGTGAACGAACAGACAATGATCAATGAGCGAAGCCGTCTTCCGAGCGGCTATGTCGTGCAGATCCAGATTGGAAGCGGCCTTCAGGTTCGAGCGGCAGATGTGGTTCGGGCTCCAGATGTTCCGAAGTCTTATCAGAGGTTCGGGATGTCGACCGGGGAGCCCGATTTTTTGCCTTTCGACATTGCCTGTGACAGCCGCTTCGCCAAGCTGAATGATCAAGAATGGTGCGCCCATGTGACTGGGGAAGCGGTTGAGGCCATTGAGAACTGGGAAAAAGAGCAGCGAAGCAACAAGTCCCAGAAAGAAGTGGCCGAGCTGGCGAAAGATGATCCTGAACTTGTCCCTTGGGAGAACGAAGAATGGGACTCGTAGAGCATATATCCCTTCGGGATCGGGACTTTATTTTTGAGGCGGGGCGTGAGGACCCGCAATGGTTCGTCGAGGAGGTTCTCGGGCAAAGGCCGTTCAATTACCAGCTTGATTGGCTATATGCGGTCCGAGACCACCCTCGAGTCGCGATCCGGTCCTGCCACGGGATCGGGAAGTCCAGATGGGCCGGCGGAATGCTGGCGCCATGGTTTCTGTGCTGCAACGTCGAATCCGAGCTCATCACTACGGCGCCCACCTATCGTCAGGTGGTACACGTTCTGTGGAAGGAGATCCGGACTGCAGCCGCAAAATCGCGGTGCTATCTGGGCGGGCGGTTTACAAAGAACTCCTGGCACCTTGGGCCGAGGCGAATACCGGGCGAGCCGGAAAAGGACAACTGGTATGGCATCGGCTATACCGCATCCCCAAACTCGGAGGGCGGAAGTGCCTTCGTGGGCCTTCACCCGCAATCCGGAACGAACCTGCTGATCATTGATGAAGCGGCCGGCATTCCCGAGCTCATCTACGAACAGATGGAGGGCGTGACGAGCTCCGTTGGATCGAAGGTCGTCATGATCTCCAACCCTGTGTCTGTCGAGGGGGACTTTCGAAGAGCCTGCGAAGACGAAGAGCTTGGTTATCGTCACTTTCAGATGGACGTCTTTCAGACGCCCAATTTTATGCATTACGGGATCAAGCTTGAGGATCTCGTCAATAAGACCTGGAGACAAAAGGTAGAGGCCAAGCTCGGCTATCTTCCTCGAGACGACGAGATCCCGTGGCCGGCGCCCTATCTGGTTCATGCGCTATGGGCCGAAGGCCGCCTTCGCGGGTGGGGCCTTCACCATCCCGCCTTTCAAGCGCGTGTTCTCGCTGAGTTCCCGCCTGTCGGTGAGGACGCCCTCATTCCAGCGCATACGATCCGGGAGGCCATTGCACGGAGCCTGCCGCGGAAGGGCTGGCATCGATGGGGCGTCGACCTGGGTGGCACCGGTCCTGATCCCTCAATCATTGGTGAAGCGTGGGCATCCGGATACTACCGGCGAATCCGCAAAGAACAGAAGAGCAACATGCGAAAGTTGCCCATGCTGATTGCGGTAACGGCTCGTGCTTCAAAGGATCCACCGTGGGCCATCAACATAGACAACATTGGCATTGGACTAGGCCCCTACAATTGGTTGGCCGATGAATCTATTTGGGATGAATCGCGCGGACGAGAGGTCAGCGTTTGCCCGGTCAACTTCGCCGAAAAAGCCTCGGAAGAAGAGATCTACAAGAACCGCAGGGCCGAGCTCTACTGGGGGCTTCGAGAGCGTTTTATGGCGGGAGAGATAGATATCGACCCCGGCGACAAGGACCTCATCAAAGAGCTTCACAGTCTTCGGTATCGTGTTCTTGAAAACGGTCAAATTCAGATTGAGTCGAAAGAGAAGTTTCGAACTCGGCGGGATGGCATTGGGCGATCCTGCGATAACCTCGATGCGATGTGCTATGCGTTTGCAGAACTTAGTGACGAAGAAGTCGTGGTGCTGTAGGCTCGAGCCTCGTTCTGTGCGGCTTGAACACCATCTGTTGTGAACCGTAGGGGATCGGCGGACGGGGGGATGGGGCGTACCGGGCGACCATCAACAAAAAAACGGTCCATGAAGAGCGGCCGAAGGATTCCCGCTGGGGAGCGTGGTCTTCGGTCGCTCTTTGCCCTTCACCTCTGATGCACAATGCGGTTTGTCACCACATGAGCACTTGGACGAGCGACACGCGATGGCATGCGCGCGAAGAAGCGCGAAAGCTTTTCTTGGCTGATCGCATGCGGATGAAGATGGCAGCCGCTCAAAGGCGCCGCGCCACTGGCCTCGAGACCTGGTCAAAGCGAAAGAAGACACAGGCCCGCGAAGCTCGGGCGACCCGCCGGCACTGGCTCGCGATAGCCGAAAAGAATCGAGCCGAGGCCGTCCTCCGGTCTGAGCTCCGTGCGCGGCTGAACCGAAGCAGGGCAATGACGGATCACAGCCCTCCCTGATCTTCAATCGCGCAGCGTTTACGCGGCGCCTGACACAGCGCGTGACGCCGGCATCACACGACCTTGGTCACAGAAAAGCGTCTTCGTTCACGAATGCGCATGGACGAAACACTCGTGATGGGGCTGGCCGAGCTGGCACTGAACAAGTGGACGCTTTTTGTGGCCGGCGGCATCTTCTTCCTGGCGCGGGCACTCGATGATGCGCCCTGGTTTGCGCGCAATCCGGTGACCCGGCGACTGCTCCCCTTCGTTCCGGAGGCCCTAGGCATCGCTGCGGCGTTCGCCGGAGGCCTTCCCGTGGTCGACGGGCAGCCGGCCGCCATCAAGGTGGCCGCGGGCCTCTGGTGTGCTTTCCTTGGGGAAAACTTCGTCAAGATTCTCGACCGCGTCATCCTCGGGCAGTCTCGACATGGACCGGCGGTCGAAGCCCAGCAGAGAGATCAAACAGCGGCGAGCGATGAAGCCCGTGCGCTTTTCACGGCCGCTGGTCCGACGCTTGAGCTCGAAGCGGTCACAGCCGATCTACCGGCTACGGCGATCGCCAAGCTCGAGCTCGAGCCTGCACCGCTCTTCTACGCCGGAACCGCAATGCGTTCGATCCCGGTCGGAGATCTGCGGACGACCCCTGAGTCGGTGACGATTCAAGACACAGACCGGGTTCCGGTCATGAAACGACGCGTGGGCGCGTAGGAAAGGAGAGCGCAGAAAACGGAATCAACCCTGATTCGAAAATGGATCGAGACCCAGCTCTCGGCATATCAAACAAAGCCAGCCGTAGGCGGCCCTTTTTCGCGCACCCTCCTGAATCCATTGACGTGCGCCAAGAAGAGCCGCCACGGCTTGCTCTTTTTTCGGGTCGCCGGCCCCCCATGTCGCAGGAAACATTGTCCCGCCACGTGGTCGACGACGTCCCCTCCTTCAGCCCCCTCGAGCCTCCTTCGCAGCAGCACGCTTCCGCTTTGCCCAGGTCTTGCGCATGCGTTCTGCTGCCGCTGCCCGAGCCTCCGGAGACCAATTGCGCTTTTTCTTTTTCTTCGTGCCTGAAGCCATGGTCTTGGCGGCTGCCTTCGGCTTGTTCTTGGAGCCCGGCGGTCGACCGGGTCCGCGACGAATCGACCCCGATCCGTTCATCTTGCTGATCTCGCCCTCGATAAATGCGATGCGCACATCAAGCTCCGAACGTTCGGCCTTCAAATGGCCCACCGCCTCCTTCATGGCCTTTGTTGCAGCTTCCGTGTTGACTGATTCCACTAGTTTGCATCCTTTGGGTCAATTGACGGCATTTGCTTAAATGCCATCAGTTCTTGCATCGTTTCGACCTGGACCACGTTGATCTTGACATCAAAGCCGGCCGCATCGATTTCGCTTCGTATGGCCTTGTAGATTTCACCCTTCGTTTCTTGGGACATAGATTCGTCCTTTGAAACGGCGACCACCAAGGCGTATACCATAGCCACGCCCGCCATGTAGCCCTCAACCACACAGGGCTCGTGACCCTCGTGCCCTTTGGCGAACTCGATCGCCTTCGAAAGAAGTAAGGTCATGGTTCAATTCTCCCTTCCAAACACATGGTAAACGCCGTAGGTGATTCGTCAACACTTTGTGCAAATGTTTCGCTTGATGTTTCTACGGATGTTCGTATGATTCGGGAGAGATGATGCACAACCAAGACGATCCATCTGTTTTGATGACGCACATCTTCCAGCTTGGGACTGAGCGTGCCTACGTGGATGGCATCAGCCGCCATGAGGCTCAGGAGCAACTGGTCCGGCGAAGAGGGGCGCGATGGCGGGCCTCGTCCTATGAGGGGTGGCAGGGGACACAGGATCCCGTCCCTGAAGAACCTCTTCAGATCCCCTGGTTTGCCCTCTTTGTCGCTGCCGTTTTTTTGACGGCCCTCATGCTCGCAGGCGGATGCTCGGTCGTTGTGGGGCTCATCCTGCAGGCATCATGAAGGAGTCTTTGATGGTCAAGCATGACGCACCGCATTCTTCACCGCTCGTTTCGAGCATCAAGATCTCTTATCGCGGCTCGCACGCAATTCTTCGCATCTGGAACCGTGGAGGGCTGGCCGGTCAGCTCGTGATCCCCGTCGAAGACGTCTATCTGTTTGTTGAGCGGATCGCGTCATCGGACACGCAGATCGAGGGCCTAACGGACGATCCACACGAACAAAGCGCCAAGCATGCTTTTGACAGGTGAGCACCGACTCGCCAAGGGATTGAGAATCAAGATGCCGCCGCGACACCCATTCACATACGAGGAGTTTGCCGCGGCTTGGCGGGAGATGAAGGACGCCGATGGCTCAGTGCCCGATCTTTCCAGGGTGCTCGGTATGCCTCTTTCGACGGTCTATGAATGGAGGCGCCGTGTGAATCGACACCTCAAGGAGGAAAATCTCCCGCTTCTTCCGCCCCTTCGGCGCCAGAACGCCCCCGGATACGACACGAACTGGAAGCGTGTTGCCGCCGCGGTTCATGGCGACACCAAGACCGAACAGGACGATTAGATCTTTTGTTCAGGTGTTTGTATGGACTTTTCTATGGATGTTCCGCTTGATGTTCGTACGGATGTTCGTATGATTCGATCAGGAGGGACGAGCCATGAAGTTTGTCGTTTACGAATTCACCTACAACGCAGATCGAGAGGTCTTGAGCAAGGTTGTTACGCATGACGATCCGCGTCGGCCCGAGTTCAATGCCGAGATTGTGATGGACGCGGGGATGGATCCGGACGATGAGCGCATCTGGGTGAGCTGCCTGGCAGAGCCTTGGGGGCCGCACCGCAGTGGCGCGGTCGTCGTTTGCGAGGACGCCGATACGGGCCGGTTCTTCGCGATTGAACAGCCCGATCGGGACATCATCATTCATGGCCAATACGGATAACAGCAAGACAGTCTTTGAGCACGCGTTCGACATTCGGACGTCCCTTGTGCACATGAGCCGACTATGGGCGCACGATCAGGGAGACGAGCTTGCTGCCGTCGTCCGTCAGCAGTCGGGCATTATCATTCGGGCGCTTTCGAAGATCGAATCGGTAGCATGCGGCACAAACCGAGCGCCCAAGAACCGCTCCAATGACGGCGAGGTACATGGTGAGTCAGGCAGTCGAACAACTTCGGAATGAAAACCCGACGCTAGCCCCCAGGGTCTTTGACAAAAGCCATGCGCGCATTCTGCGAAAGACGCACTGCGCAGATTGGCAGGAGCACATTTTTGACGAGTATGTCGCTCGTCTTGAGGCCATTCAGCTTTCGCCCTTTATGGATCAAATCAAGGGCCTTCAGAAGTGGAACAAGAAAGATAATAAGCACTATCTCCAGGTCATGATGATGATGGATGGTTACCGGTCGCTGGCAGAGCGAACCGGTCTTTATGGGGGCCAAGGGCCCACGCTTTGGACCAATGACGGCAACAACTGGTTCGAAGCCTGGTGCGACAAGGGCCCGCCGAAAGCCGCCCGCGTCGCCGTATATCGGCATGGCTGGAAGCATCCCGTCATCGGCGTTGCGACGTCTGCCGAGTTTCGCCCTCAGAGCCCAACTGGCATGTGGGCCAAAGGCGGCGGAGCGCACATGCTCAGTCTTCGTGCGGAGGGCGTTGCGTTTCGCAAGGCCTTTCCCAAAGAGCTTCTTCGGCGCGTTGCGGGATTCGTGGGCGACGAGATCCTTGATGGTGAAGCCGAGGAGCCCGAGACAATCGTTGGGCCGCCTGAAGAGCCGGTAAGCCCCGAGGAAGCGCAGCGCCAAAACCGCGTCCGAAAGTGCGTGGAGCTCTTTGACGCCGAAGGCGTGGAAGTCGAAATGCTCGATGTCTTTCTCCGCGGCGATCCTTGGGCCATGACCGCGGAGCATGTCGACAAACTCGGGAAGATCTACAAGCACGTCCGTCAAATGAACCAGGAAGAGACCGGAAAGGGTCTGGCCTGGTTCCTTGAGCTCCTGAGGAAACGCGGGACGCCATGGGGGCCGGACTCTCAAATCGAATCGAATCCGAAAGCGGAGAACTTTGGAGGGAAGGACTGGGGACCGGTCAAGTGCCCAGGGTGTGGGCGGTCGATCGATCGGGTGAAGTTCGAGCGCAACGGCTGCGAGCATTGCGCGATCGAGCGTATGCATCATCGCGATCTTGGAGCAGCCACACCGCCTGAGGCCCAGCCCGACGGAAATGGTCATCCGATTGTCAGCGAAGACATCGTTGAGGGGCGGGATATCCCGGTAGAGCCCGAAATGGATCCGGAGGCGATTGCTCGAGCAAGTGAGGGCGCAACGGAACACGATCTGATGTCCGAGTCGGGGCTTCGATCAGTGAGCGGGCAGCTTCCCGATCCCGCGCAAAATTTCGATGAAGACATTCCATGGGGCGATGGCAACAGCCGTGAACCCGGAGAGGATGGGTAGATGGACATCAAACAAGCCATCATGACGATCGCGCAAAACAACCCGGGTGCCGTGAACGTGTGCATGGAGCTCATGCATCAGGTTGATGCTCCAGATCTCTTGCTGGGTCTTCTTGAAGATAGGATTATTGGGCCGGGACTCTGGCTAGCCTACAAGGACATTTGCGGTCAAGACATTGACACATTGGCGCACCGGCTTCGAGAAGACCGAAAACAGCTCGTGGTTGAAGTCGAGAAAATCTGGCCCTTACCCAAAGAGAAGAAGCCGTGAAAGACATCATCATCGAAGATGAAATCGACGCCCCCCAGGGGGATGTCTTCTATCATGGAGAGCTAGAGGCCAAGATCTATTGGGCGCGCTGGATGCCGGCGTACTTCTGGGAGGTGCGGCACTCCAATGTGCCCACGATGACGGCCGTTTGCCAGGGATATGCCAACTCACAAAAAGACGCCCATAGGATGGCAGAGATGGCCTGTATTTTTATGTCAGGGCGTGCACCTGGGCCAAGCATCATTGACAAGGGCTCCGATCCCAAAAGGAGGTTTCGACAATGAGCGCCCTTGTTGAGGCGGGGCCCACAGCGCGCATCAAACGACGCGTTCAAGAGGTCGACAGCCGGCCACGTCGACGAAGAGAGTATAGCGTCTATGTGAAGATCGATCCCGAGTTTGACCCCCGGGGCCGCTACAAGTGGCATGTGGTCTGCAATGGCCTTGTGTACATCGAGGGTCGATCCGCAGAACTTCTTGATGCCTTTAACTTTGCCGAGCAAAACGCACAGATGATGCGAATCCGGGAGGATAAATGATGGGACTTGTGGTGAAAGACCTTAAACCGAAAGCGGTCCTTTATCTGGATGTGGATGGCACTGTGCGTCATGGAAAAGACGAGCTCGGCCGATTCGTTAACAAGGCGACAGACGTCAAGATTTTTCCGGCAGCCATTGAGCGCATGCACGAGTGGATAGGCAAAGGCGGACTGATTTGCGGGGTCACCAATCAGGGTGGCGTGGCGCTCAGGCATGTGAGCGTCATGGATATGGTTCATGCATTACTTGAGACGAACCGGTTGACGGGGTGGGCTTTCAGCGCAATCCATGTGTGTCCGCATCACCCCGAAGCCGAAGACCCACTCGAAGCGCACTGTTGGTGCCGAAAGCCTCATCCTGGCGCCATCATTACGGCTCGAAGCGAACTAACCGCTCAACGCGGAGGCTCAGAGCAGTACCCACCCCATCTCGCCGTCATGGTCGGCGATCGACCGGAGGATCAGGCAGCCGCCGAGGCATGCGGTATCAAGTTCGCATGGGCCAAAGATTGGCGTGCTCATGGCGTAGATTATCCACTGTAGGCCAGAAAGAAGGCGCGAATGAACGGGCAGATCCGGGCCGGCATACGCTGTGTGCATTGCGGCGATTGCTGGAAAATAAAGGTTATCGACTCGAGGGTGTCGGAGGATGGCAGCTACATTCGTCGTCGCCGCATCTGTGGCGCATGTGACGGGCGATTCACTACGCATGAGACTTATCGGCTGAACGACGAAGCATCCAAGACGTTCAAAATACAGTACCGACTTTGTTTTGAGGGTCAAGAATGGCAGGATTGTCCGGTCGTGATGCCGCACCGTGTGGATCCGTCTTCTCCTTACTCTGGTGATTTCGTGGGCGGCGCGCATTGGATGGCCTGCTTGTTGTCCAATCATGTTGTTCAGTTCAGGATAAAAGAAGAAAGTCGCAACGAAGAAGGGGCGGGCGGGCCGTGAGGTTCGAGTTCAAAATAGAGCCAAGAGACATCTGGATCGGGGTGTTTTGGGACAAGAGGCCGGATGGTTTTCATGTCTACTTTTGCCCTCTGTTCTGCGTGCTTTTTCATTGGGTGTTCGAGCCAAGGATCAAAGACAAGGAGCCTTTGTGATGGAGAGCGCCAAGACGATGACATCTGATGAGGCAATTCGGTTGACGCTGAGAGCTCATAATATTGCCATGCTTCTTCTTGACTACTCGGATCATCCAGACTGGAAGTTTTTCGTGAGCTCGCTCGACAACGCAGCCAACCGCCTCAATGGCCTTGCGGTCAAATTGGACCCCGAAAGACCTGGCAATGAAAGGACTGCAACATGATTGTCATTACGACAGGAGGGAGAGACCAGGCCAATGCACGCCTTGTGGACGAGACCCTTCGCGGGCTCATGCCGATCGCCTGCGTCTTTTGCGGCTGCTGTCCGACGGGTGCCGACGATGCGGTCCGGGCATGGTGCCGAACGCATGAGGTCACCCACCACATCGAGCACGCCAAATGGCGCATGTATGGCGATCAAGCCGGACCGATCCGCAATGCGCGAATGCTTCAGCGAGCACTCGCCATGCAGACCCAAGAGTCGTGGGAGCGCATTGTTTGCGTGGTCTTCCCGGGCGGAACGGGAACTGCAGACTGTGCTGCGCGCGCTGAAGAGCTCGACATCAAGATTGTGCGCCCGACCCTTGACCTCGACCGGCTGCTAGAGCGATGAGCGGGTATGCCTGAAATCATTGATGTTTGGTTCTTTGTTGGACTCGCGGTCTTGGCCGCATCGACAGCGATCATCTGGGGCATTCGGCGGGGATCGAAGTTCCTCCAGGACAAGTCGAAGAACGACCTGCTCGACCGGGGCGTTCAGGGCCTCGAGAACGTAACCACCATGGTGGTGCGAGAGCTTGCTCAGACTACGCGAAGAGAGATGATGAAGGCGCGCGATCCGAATTCGCCGGGCGGAACAAGCATCACTAAAGAAGAGGCAAAGCAGCTTCGAGACGAGGCGGTTCAAAAGATCGTCAGCTACTTTGGCATGCCCGGGCTGATGAAGATCGTCGCGGAGTTTGGCGCCACGCCAAAGACCGAGCGTGAAGTCGAGAGCTTTGTCGGGACCATGGTCGAGGCCAAAGTCAACGAGCTTAAGAACGGCTCCTGATCGGTGAAGGCCTATGCGTGCTTTCGTGATGTGGGTTTTGGCCGTATTGGGACTGCTCGGTTCGGCCGCCATCGGTATGTACTGGTGGGACCGCAAGCGGTATCGCATGGGCGTTGCCGACGAAAAGCGCGCCCGAGCGGAGCGCTATAAGGCAAAGGCCGCATCCGACGAAAAGCGCGCCGAGGAAGAGACAAGCCTTTCCGAGGCGCAACGTCTATTGCGTCAGGCCGCCGAAGCACGCGCGCGACGTATTGAGCTTGAAGAAGAAAGGTTGAAGCTTGCCCGGGAACTATCGCAAGAGCTCGAAAACGATGAGCGCGCTCGCCGCTTTAACCTTCGCCATGGGCTCATTGCCCCCGAGGCCTAGCTTGGCGTCGTTCAGTTTGCGTCCGCCGCCTTCGCAGGGGGTCGGGGTGCAGTCCATGCCTCACCCTAAAACCGGCGCACCGGGGATGTGGGTGCCGATCGGGCTCTTCGAAAACATGGAGCTGGCCTACGACAGCATGCCCTCCCTTCAGGAAGAGAACAGAAACCTCAAGTTCGAGCTTTCCGATACGCGGGCCGCTTTGAAGCTCACCGTGGGGACCGCAACGTCTGCGCGGGCGCGAGCGACGAAGTGGGAGCGCAGGGCCGATGTGCTTTTCGACGAAAACCTTGAGCTCCGATTCAAGCTCAACAAGGTGGGCGATCCCTGGTGGGCTCGGCTTTTGACGCTGGCGATCGGGTTCGGTCTGGCATTTGGCTCCATTGAGCTTGCCAAAGCGACGATCCTCGATCGAGGCCCATAGCCATGCGAAAGCCCAAGCCTGCAAAGCCCTCGAGACATAAGCGCCGCAATATGACGCGCCTCGCCACGGCCTCGGCCAAGAACGCGCGGGGCCGACGCACGCGATGGGTGAAACGGTGACGAATCATCACTCATTTCAATTGTGACCTGCATGGGGAATTGCGGTTGAGCGGCCAGTCGACGCGCTAGGGTGGAAACCCCCCGGCGATGCTCGCTATCCCAAGAGGATGAAGCTTCGGACCCTGGTCGCGACGGCGACCCTTTCCTTCTTTCCCGCGCTCTTCGGGTGCGGCGGCGATCCTGCAACAGAGATTGACATTGGTGAAGCGCGCACTGTGCCGCGCGACTTTTCCTTCACGACCGACGCAACGATCACGAAACCTACGGTTGTTCGGCCGAACTATACGACACCTTCGGCGCTCCCCAACCTCATGTGGAACTCGATCAAGTTCGAGGTGGCAGTTGCGGACGATTCGGTCGACGCGGTTCTTTTCGAGATGCCCAATGGTCGCAAGGCGATCGACCAGAAACGCCCGTTCACCATTCGCTTCAATGCAGTGAACGGCCAGCACACGGGCGCCCAGGTCGTGAAGGTGCGCGCCCGTCGGGCGAATAACCACGGCGCGTATAGCGAGCCGCTCAATATCAATTTTCGCATTGCTCAGCACCAGACCGGCAAGTGCGTAGGCATCCCGGGCTCGGGCGGGATTACGCCGGGACAGGTTCGTCTCATCTCTTCAGATGCATCCAGCGCTCAGTCGGTCGCTATCGGCGGCGGCCGGAGCATTGCGATTCCTGCGAGGGAGTCCGTCCTTCTTCAAAACAAGCTGAACAGGTTTGTCATCCAAGCTCGAGGCAAGGGCACCCTTGAGAGAGTTCAGCTCAACCTCGGCATGTCCGGGCTTACAAACGCTAACCAGATCACCTCCATCGAACTTCGTGGCCCGGATAAAACAACCGTCGTAACCGTGCCAAATCCCACCGTTCAACCGGGATTTCGCGGGACGTTTGTTATTAACTTCTCTCCATTGATCACGACCGCCTTCAACGGGAAGGCCGCACAAGGTCAGTGGCTTTTGCGCATCAAAACGACGGCCGCGGCCGCGCGTCTCACGAATTACAGCCTGACCCTAACGACCGAATGCCGGGAAACTGCCCAGGCTCAGCAGGCTGTCGCTGTCCCGACGATCACGCGGCCGAGCTTCGGTTCGAATAACCTGATGTGGAACTCTGTCCTCGTGCGCGCTACGGCGCCTGAGAGCGTCGATGCAGTCGAGTTCAGGCTGCCCGGCGGGAAGGTCGTACTTGATGAGATGCGGCCCTTCGAGGCGCGCTTTGGCGCCAAGGCTGCGGGCGATGGGGCCAAGACGATTCAGGCTCGAGCCCGGTCGGCCGAAGACAACAGCCGATTTAGCACGCTCGTCTCACAGCCCGTGTTCATCAGCGATATGCAAACGCACCGGTGCGCGGGAACCGTCTTCGACGACGGAACGAAGGTCGCCGCGGTCTATTCGAGCGACGCGCAAGGCGGCGACCTCTTGCCCGTCCGTACGCTTCGTCTCCTGAGGGGGCAGACCAACCGCGTTCGAATCATCGTCCGCGGCCGCGGCACGATTCGGACCGCAAACCTTCTCCTAGTGATCAACAACCTTCCGCAGGGTTCGACGACCGACGTTCGCTTGACTTCGCCCGGAGGGGGGTTCTGGTCGATGAATCGAACGCCGGGCGCAGAAGCGCGCACTAACACGTGGACGAAGACGGGCGAGATGACCTCGGCCGTTGGACAGAGCGCCAAGGGCCAGTGGAACGCCGAGATCGTGACGACCGCGAAGAACGCCATCCTCACTGATTTCGCGCTCTTGTTCGACCTCTCGGATTGCGACCTGAGCGAAGACTGATGCGCTTCGAAGAACAGGTGATCGACTGGGTCAACGAGGAGGCCGACACCGACGATCTCGCGATGGGCGACGTCACCGAGATCATCGATCGGCCTCCTCGCCGCGAAAGCAAAGCCCTGGTCCCCGTCTATGAGGGCCAGCCGGCAGCGACCTTTCGGCAGCTTTTGAAAGAGCTCCAATGGGAGGCGAACCGGATCCCCAACCATCCGGCGGTCTCGTCGGACTTCATGATCGGATACCGGCGCGCTCTGATGGTGTGCTGCGCCAAAATCGAGGACAGACTCAGGGTTTACGAGTTGAACGATTTGTCAGAGGATTTACCGACTGCAAGTCCAGATGACGTGCATTTGGAAGATACGTTGACACCGGGTCGAACGTTCTCGACCGACATTCCGCCTGTGCCTAGGGCACGAACACGCAATCGGTCTTCAGCCTGAGACTAAAGTGATCTAGGCGCCCGCCCTCCGGGGTTTGAAGCTTCAGGATCCATTTACCCTTCGCCTCTCGCCCAAAAAAGGACGAGAGGTTTTCTTGGGCGTTCGTCATGAACCGGCTCGACCCACCAAACGTATGAACGTTGATGGGCATTTCGAATCCGTCCGGCCCCTTCAGTGATCCCGTCGCAGTGTGCTGATGGTGACTGAGGGTTCCTCGCGCATCGAGCCAGAGGTTTGCGATCCGTCCTTCGCCGGGAACCATAAGCAGAAACTTCGTCTGCCCGCCGACAAAATCGGAATGCCGCTTAATCTGCGCGGTCGTGTCGCTGACCGGGCCCTCGATCACGTATGAAATGTCAACGCCATCGTGTGAAAAGATCTCGTCGACATGCTGCGGCTGAAGGTTTCCGCAATCGTTCTTGCGCGTCTGAATCGTGTGCGGACAGGGGTTGTCAGGATGCTGCGCGTTGTTGACCTGAAACTGCCAGGTGACACCCGGTCCAAAGTGCTGTGTGACGGCCCCGTCCTGCCCGAAGTGATGCTCGGGGTCCGCCTCGGTCGCCCAGGCGGCCACCTGAGTCGGCCCGTTCGGGAGCTTTGTTGAATCGAAGCGCACCGAAAAGGGACGCACCGCATCGAACACCATTCGACCCGTCGGCGACTTGAACAGCACGCCTGTGACCCCATTCGGGGCGGACGCAACGACGCGCACCGAGTTCCAGACCGGCGTGACGAAGCCGAAGTTGGGGCTCTCGAGCGTCGGGCGCGCCCACTCCGGGTGCGGCACGATCACAAGGCCCGGGTCGACCACGACCTCGCTCGAGTCGAGCTCTGTTTCCGTCGGCGCTTCGCAGGCGATCAGGGCGAACAGCCCCAGAATCCATATCAACTTGGCGTTTAGTGACTTCATCTGCGCAAGATTACCAGGGTAGCAGATCCGCCCGGTCCCCGGGCGCGCCGACCACAGGTCATCGGTCGCGGTCGTACGGGCAATCGATGTTCAGTGCGTCGAGGAAGGCTTGATGTCCCTTGTAGATCTGACACGCAGCGCCATGGATCTGGTCGAGCGTCGCCTTGCGCGTCTTCTTGCCGTACGGAATGGCCTTTCGCCAGGCGTTCGTAAAGACCTGGTGCTCATCGTCGGTGACTGCGACCGAAAGCATGTCCCGCGGTCGGCGGCCAAGCTGCGGCGCGAAGCGTTGCTCGAGCAGGTGGTGAGCTTCAAGGCACGTGCCCTGAAGCTCGGACTTCAGCTCGCCATACGGAAGCACCCCGAACCGGGCGGCCTGCATCAGCTTGCCGAACCCCTCTTTTTTGAATGTGTCGATGTCCTCAAGATCGTCGACAATAGGAACGATGACTTTCGGCTTTGGCGGCTTCGGCTGATCCGCGAACGCAATGCCGATGGCACTGCCCATGAAGACCGCCGAGGCCAGATAGGTCAGCGCAAGAAGGAATGCGGTGTAGGAGCTCACAAAGGGCGCACGCATACCGCTATCCAAACCTAGCTTCGGTCGATCGTCCAGATCCCTCGGATCACATTGCTTGGATTTCCTTCAGAATCGCGCGCCGTAAAGGTGTACGGGTACTGTCGCGACTCGCCGGTGAAAGACGGGATCGGCCATGTAAACCGAATGATCGAACCTGGAGCGGCGGGAAGGGTGGTGTCTGGGGTGATGGCGGCGTCGGCGCCCGCCTGAAGGAAAGCTTGCGTCACTGTGCGTGTGCCATCTACGCGGATTTGCGCAACCACATTGATGTTGTTCGAGGGGATGTTTGTCGGGCCCACGAAAGTGATGCGGGGTCCGCCGTCGGGGCGGCTCACGGTGAGCTTGATGGTGTCGAACGCCATCATCGAAGCGTTGTCTGTGATCTGAACCGAAACCGTGTAGCCTCGATTCGAAGCGCCGGCCGTCGGCCACGTGAGCATGCCGGAGGCCCCGGTGATATTCACGGGTGATCCGACATTGGCTCCGTCCACAATGAGCTGCGCCGAAAAGGGCGCGGTTCCGCCGGTGACCGTAAAGGCGATGTCCTCGCTGTCTCCGGTGACCGTGAATCCGTCCATGGGCGAATCGATGCGCACCGAGATCGCGGGCGCCGCTTCGTTCGCGATTGTGATGACGACCGAGTCCGTTCCCACGTTGCCCTGCGCATCCACCGCCCGGACCGTGAGTGTGTGGTTACCGTTCGTGAACTCGTCGGTCGGAAGGCTGAAGGCCCCGTCTCGGCCCTGGTTCGTCCGGAAGATCGTGCCGTCCACGAAAAGCTGCGTGGTCTGAACGTTGTCGCCGAGAACCGTTGCTCGAACTGGGATGTCCCCAGAGACCGTGGATCCAGTGGTCGGCTGTTGAATGTCGACCGTGGGCGCGGTCGGGATTGCGCCGCCCTCGCCGCCGCTCCGGACGAACACTCGACGTGTGGCCTCCCCTCGATTGCCGTGCTCATCGGTGGCGCGCACCGTCAAAAGATGTGGCCCATCAGGCCAGTTTCGAAACTCCCAGGTGCCCGAATAGTTTGGAGCGCGCGTGTTGGCGGTTTCGGAGTCGATGAGCGTGCCGTCGACCAAAAACTCCACAAGGCGCACTTCGCTCTGATCGTCGATGACCGAAACTGAAAGAGGGGTTGACTGCTGCGGATTTGGATTCCCATTGGCCAGCGGAAAGCCCAGTGCCGCATCGGCAGCCGGTGTGTTCCACGTGACCCGAGGCGGGGTTGTGTCCGCATTGCGGACAATGACCTCAAGTGTTGCTTCACCTGATCGGTTGTTTGAATCCGTAATGCGCAAACGAAGTGTGTGCTCTCCATCGACGGACGAAGAAGTGTCCCATTGAAAGCTGGTGGGCTCTTCCGTGAACTCGAGGCTTGGGTCAGTCTCGTCATCCACAAAAAACTCGAGACGATTGAACATGGCACCGGGCGGCAGGGTTCGGTCAAAATCAACCGTTACAGAGCCAGATACAACCTCATTCGCCTCAGGCCGCGTGAACGCAATCGTGGGGCCAGGTGTCGCGCCGTTGAAGACGAAAGGCACCTCTGAAGACCAAATTCGGCCATCGCTTGTCTCTGCTTCAAAACGAACCATGTGCTGTCCATTCGTCAGGCCGGCCGCAGTTGGGTTCCAGGAATTAAATCGAATTTGATTGATCTGAGATGTCGAACGATTCTCCATGAGGAGATCGTCATCGATGTAGATGCGGCGAGAGACCAGGTCCGGATTCAGGCTGTAGCCCGTGGGTTGGATCGAAGCCAAAAGACTGATGCTTGAGGTGTAGGTGACAAGCCGGTTTGCAGGCGGGGTTGATGGAGTGATCCGAAGCAATCTATTTGCTCCGATATTGATCGTAAAACGGCGCTCAAATCGATTCGTTACGCCATCAGAATCGGTTCCAACTGCCGTAAAAACAACCGGACCATTCGGTTCGTTGCCTGGCTGAAACGTGAATACTGGGGTTTCTAACAGCGAAGTGCTGGCAGAGCTTTCGCCAACCTGTCCTACCTGAACACCGTTTTTTAGCATCAGGATTCGGCGAGCAAAACGGCCGCCCGATGTGCGTATTCGGGCGCGAAAGGAGACCGCCGCAGCCGTAGTGAATTCCGTGACATTTACTCCTGGAAAAGAAAAATCAACAGTGGGAGGTATTGCATCCGACCGAACAAACTGAACTGATTCCTCACACGTTTCATTATTGGCGTCGACCGCCAATAGTCTCAAAGTGTGGTTGCCTACTGAAAGATCCGCAACCGATGCACCAAAAGTTAAAAATCCAGTATCAGTGGGCATGTCGTCAAACGTGCGCGAATCGATTGGTACACCATCCACGAAAAGCTGTGTTGTCTGAACACCCCGAGGCGCCTGAACACGAAAGACGATATCGTAGGGCCCAACAAATGACTGACCCGCGACAGGCAGAGTGAGTTGACATGTCGGCAGATCGTTTTGCACCTCGACTTTGATCGTGTCGCGGCACATGACACCATTGGCGTTCGTCGCCTCAAACCGAATGATGTGGCCTTCGTTGCTGAGGCTCGTTGTGTCGAGCTCGAGCTCGAACGGATCTGGACTCGCTTCAGGCATGTCCAGGTTGGTCACCATGGGCGGCTGGCTGTCGATCTGCCAGCTTATGCGCGTGATGGTCGCGGGGTCGCTCGCTGTTGCCACGAGCGTTTCCGTTCCGGAAATCGTTTCCCCATCCTGCGGAGAGTTGATGCGGCAGACCGGGACGTCCGCATCTGGAATGACAGGGTTGTTTACGGTGAGCTTCAAAAAGCTCAGGCACGTCAGCCCGCTGACCCCAACCACTTCAAGCTTGAAGATCAAATCCTGACCGTTCTCGAGGATCGTCGTATCAAAGTTGAAGACCGTCGGATCCGGGTTGCCTTCGCTGTCGAACCCGAATTGCGTGGTCATGGCCTCGGGCGGAAAGTCTCGCCCGCCAATGGTCCGGCCGTCGGCCGTGATGGTGTAGCCGGCGATCCCGGCCGGATCCCGACCGCGCACAAGGAGCTGAATCGTTCCGGAGACCGTATCGCCGTCATTGATGGGGTTCGAAGCATCAATCCGCGCATCGAGTCGGCATTCTGGCGGGGCAACGTCCATGGGCGGCGGGGCAACGCCTCCCACGTCGACCTTGAAAAACTCGGTGCAGGTCCGACCATCGAGGCCGACCACATCCAGGCGAATCAAGACGCCATCCGAGCCCCCTTGGGCCGAGGTGTTCCAAGTGAACGTCTCAAACCCCAGGTTCGCCGGAGCGGCCGGCGTGGCCGGCAGACGCGTCATGGGCGGCGTTGGCCCGAAGGTGCCCGAGTCCTGCACCGACCCATTAATCGAAAGCTCAAAGCCGGCGATCCCCGCGGCGTACTCGGCGTTATAGCGAATCTCGATTTCCCCAGTGACCTCGTCCCCGTCGCTCACCTCCATGTTGTTCGCGAAGAGGAAGAGACCGCAGTTGAAGGGCACATCCTCAACCGGCGGAGGCGCCGTCCCGCCCACCTCGAGCTTCAGGAAGTTGACGCAAACCCCACCGTTCACATCGACCACCTCGAGCCGCACGATGACGCTCGAGCCCGCCTTGGGCGCCGAGTCCCATGGGCCCACGACAATGGAGAGGGCGTTCTGCGGCCCTGGGAAGCTGTCGAACCAGAAGTCGTCCCCGTCAATGGTGAGCGCGGCCTGGCGAAGGAGAGGCCCTCCTGTGGGTGCGCTGGCGGTGATTCGGAACCAGACGTTGCCGGTGACCGTCGAGCCATCCGAAATCGCGGGCTGCCCTCCACCGGCTGCGGTCTGGGCCTGAAGCGCGCATGTGACCCGGCCAGGAGCGGCCGTCGGGTTTTCAATGACCGCCTTGGCAATGAGGTCGCACGAACGACCGTCGAGATCCGTGGCCATGAAACGAATCACGACCGATTCGTTCGGCGAGGCGGTGGTGTTCCAGTCATAAGTGAACGTAAAGGTCCGCTCGCTCTGTGATCGGGTGGTGGGCAAGTCAGGCTGCGCCACACCCTGAATGACCTGATCGGGCGGAGGCGGCCATTTCCGGACAAGAATGTTGTCGATGGTCAGCCTGGCCTCAGCAAGCCCTGGAGTGTTTGTCACGCTGATGACGAGCCGCTCAGTCCCAGACACTACATCGCCATCGGTCAAGCCGGTTACGGTGCAGACGAAATCGGCCGGGGCATCCTCAAAATCGGCCTTGATCGTTTCGGCGCATTCCCGATCGCCGGCATCAAAAGCAACAAATGTGACGACTGCTCCATCACCGGTGTAATTGCTGGTGTCCCACTGATAATCGAACCGCACCCAAGTGTCGGGATCAGAAGGCAGCGCTGGAGGCGTGGCCGGCGGCCAAGTCTGGACCAGGTTTCGGTTGATATAGAGCTCAGCCCGCACAACGCCGACGTCATCGCGCGCCTCGAAGCTCAAAGTCTGGGTGTCGCCCCGGACAATGACATCGCCATCCTGAAAGCCGTCGGCGGCCACCCGGCATTCTGGCGGCGCCTGGACTACGCCTTCAAACTCGCATTCTGTCCGAGCCTCGCAATCAAAGGTCGAGACGACGTCCTGAACAACGTCATCCACCGCCCCAATGAACTCACACTCTGAAAAAGCATCACACTCAAACTCGCCCTCAATGAACTCGAGGCCGATAAACTCACATTCGGCAAATGTGTCACACTCAAATATCGAAGATACCTGATCAGGCGGCTCAATCAGTGCGCTCTGTTCGATAGCGTGAAGCTCAGCATTGACCTGGGCTTCCTTTTGCTCGCCCTCCGTACCAATGGCCCAGACTTCAAGCGCATTGTTTACTGCATCGAGGCGGATCTCCATGTCCTCGGGCAGGGCGCCGCTCTCGCGGAGTTTGGATGCTTGACCGGTGGATCGGAGCGAAAGAACGCCCTGGTAATCGAAGGTGTAGTCGGTCTCGACACGAAATGTTCGATAGTTTTGCGTGACCGCGTTATAGACGATTCCGGTCGCCACAAATCGACCCAGGACGTGCGTGTAGTTCTTGACGGGCCGCCACCTCATTACCCGGAATTCAGCCTCAAGACTCGATTGTGCGGAGTTCGTGCGCTTCCATTCCGCGGTGAGCGTGCTGGCCGAAAAGCCGATCTCGGCATCCGGAGAGAAGTCCTCTGAACGACGAAGATATTCAACGCCGCGATTACGCGGGACCATGTTCTCAGGCACAAGCCGGGTGGGCTTGAGCGCATAGGGCGACGTGTTGCCGTTGTCAGCAAGCTGGACCGCCGTGATTGTGATGCGCGGCTGATCGGCGAGCCAGTGGTATTCTAGGCCTGTGATTTCAAACGTAACCGTCCGGTCGAGGCCTGATCGGCGATAGCCCACATAGCTCGGGTCATCAATCGTGATGACATCAGCGAGCTGAAGGTCCAGGTTTGAGATTCTGACGTCGAACCGAATCTCGGGCGCACCGAATTCGAATCGGTTGAGGAGCTCCGCGGATCGATACGTCGCAATCGTAATGTCCGACATCGTCGCGACATCTTTGGGCGCACGAGGATTGGGGGCCGGACGAAGCGCCCAAGCGTGAGGGACGAGAGTGTTGTTGATGCCCCGGCCGTCGCCGCGTGTTGAAATGATCCGCCGGTATTGAGGGAACTCTTCGGGATCGAGCTGCATGAAATCCCCTGCAATATGAAACTGCAGGTCCTCAAGAACCGCTTCACGGATGTATGGATCGACCCGAATAAACTCGGGCAGGTTCTCGCGCTCGGCCAGTGACGCGTCGAATCGGTTCAGCAGCACCGCCCTTGCGTGCGTGCGGATCTGATGGACATTACCCGGCTCGTCACCCAGAAGAACGATCCACTCGTCGATCGCAATGACCTCCGGCAAGAACTCTGGTTCGTCCGGAATAATCTCTCGGCCTTCAAACTGAAACAGGCCGCTCATCTCTGCCACAGGGAGATCGAGAACGCGCTTTCGGCCGCCAGGGGGATCAAATCGGATGAACGCGATTCGCCCTTCTTCGGGATTTAGGTTTGCAACATCGTCCTCATAGACAAGCTCATCGTACTCAAAGGCGGGATAGGAACCGGTAAACGGGTTCTTAAAGTCCGGATCGTATAAGCGGTCGTATCTTTCGTCGTTCGCAGGCTCTTCCAGATTGTAATCTGGCATAACAACGCGAAGGCCGCACCAGTTGCTTACGTGAGGATGCTTTACTCGGACCCGATCCGATCCCGCAATCAAGCCACCTGCCGAGTCCGTATAGGGCTCAAAGACCATAGAGTCCTGGCCGTAGTTCAGCGGGACGAAGGTGTTCCACACTGAGCCTGTGACGGGCCGACCGCCGCTCGTGGCGCGACCAATATAGGGATTCTCGATGCTTAGATCTTCAATCTTACGCAGCCATATTCTAGAGGCTTCGCTTTCGAACTTCTGAGATATGCGCTCGGGGTACTTCTGGTCGACACCGTCCCGATTGGCCGGCGTAAGCAGGCTGATGGGCACATCCCAAACAATCCGGTTGTACATGTGCGGACTGACGAGCTCTGGCACGGTTGCGTCAAAACCAGTATCGGGACCTGCTCTAAAATGACGTACCGGCTCCGTCGTAGGGTCATAAAGAATGAGCTCGAGGTTGCCCTCGTCATTAATGCGGAGCGCATCGCCGGTGGTGACAAGGAGATCCTGAAGGGTCTTTGTGAACGAAATCGATCGCTCTTGTGCGTCTCGAGGTGATTCGACAATGTAGTTCTGATCTAGATTGTAGTTGCCGACGATGAAATGACCCTTCGTCGGGTTTCTGGTGGGGTTGAATGTGCCTGGCGCATAGCCTGCGCCTGAACGCAGGCCGATCGTTTCGAGATGCTCTTCAATTGCCTGATACGGGTGAAGGTATCGAAACTGAAGAGGCTGAAGCTTGAGGTTTGCGAGTCGCGATATTTCGTCAATGATCGTCAGCGTAACGGTTCCATCTGGATGCCCGACAGGCTCTTCACTGACATACCATTGACCAAACGATTCAAACTCAGGAACGGCCGGGCCGATGAACTGGTTGGCCGCGGCTACGCGTACTTCATCTCTCGCGTGATATGCGCCAAGAAAGAGGTTCAGTCTTAGCGATTGCGGCGGGTGAACGAGAAACAGACGCCGGATGCCCTCGCCGCCGGCTACGCGGATTAGGAATGCGGCGCCGATCGGCTCTCGAGAGCGAACATCGATCGCGGTCTTGAGGGATTCGGCCTCGACGATCGTCCCAAAGCCAGAAGGCTGATCGACTTCGCCGACCGCGCCCCCAATCGCGCTCATCGGTACATCGCTCGAATTGAGCTCGACGAAGCGGACCGCGCCTGGCGTCGCGGGCGTATCGACCACCTCAGTCCCGCCCGCCAAGATCTGCGGAAGCTGGTTGAGCTCGGGCGCAACGACGATGCGGACAAAGCCCACGTCGGACCGATCCGCATCCGAATTCGCCCAAAGGCCCTCTACCTCGGCGTCCTGGATGGCCTTGGCGATTGCCTTTGCCCGGTCGGCCGGCGTGCGTACAAGAACGTCGGACGCGCCCGCGGCGGCGTCCGCTGTTTGGATCATCCCCTCCCGATCCACGATGGAGACTGTTGGGCCCGTCGCGGCGACGTCCGTCACACGAAGCACCGTCTCCTGCGGCACCTGCACCAGGAGCCGCATCACGGGCGTTACGCCCTGCAGGGCCAGGAGTTTTCGCAATCGGTCGCCAAGCTCGCGCATGGTAGGCTCTCCCTGCGCGGGAAGAGGCCTGCCTTGGGTGGCAAGGGTCCCACAACCCGGCCTCGGACTGCGCACTCAGCCCGCCCGCTGAGAAATCCGTGTTCCTGTTCATGGTGAGCCCGGGGGTGGTGCTACGGCCCCCGGGCTCATTTAAATGTTGAGCGGCGCGCCCGTTGCCCCATCGAATTCTCGTAAAGCCGGCGGAGTGTCCTCCTCAAACGAGAATCGAAACTCTCGGCGCACAAAGCCCTGAAGGGGGAGCTGTTGGATGCCGCCAATCCGCCCCATGAGCCAGGGCCCGGGCGGCCCGGGTGGTCGATAGGGCGGCCGAAAGAGCACAGGGCGCACGCCGCCGCGGCTTTCCCACTGAAGCCGTCGAAGCGCTGCGAGGTCGTCATGGCCGTACTGATCCGCTCCGGTGAACACGAACATGCCCGCATGGTCTTGGTAGCCCGAGCCGTACGCGTACTGATGTCGCGCGCGCGCGGGCGAAACGAACTCGCGCATCTCCGAGGCATACGGTCGATCGTCCCATTCTGTGGGCGGCCGAGAGAGCCGAATCCGACTGCCGGCCATGAGCTCCGAGCACCACATTTCGACACCAGCCCCGAACGACACGACAACGCGCGATACGTTTTCGTAGCGTGTGGCAGGCATAGCCACGATCCGGCGGGCCGAGTTGACGCTGAAGCTTCCGATCGTCACATCGTCAAGCTGAACGGTGACCACCGTAGATGAGCCATGCGGGTCCACGTACGCCATCACCGTGTCGATGGTCTTGGGCTCAGAAAGCTGGCAGAAGACCGCATTTGCGCCGGTCCCCTCTTGAGCCTTGGCGAAAATGCCGAGGTTCCGATCCCAAAGTGCAGGTGCCGGGCAAAGACGATCCGTGCAATCGCTTGTGCCCGAAACGTCCGAAATGTGCGGCGGCGATAAGGCCGAGTCGTCCGCAAACGATTCCGCCAAAAAGAGCGCCCCACCTGCGGCCTCTGCCAGGCGCTCAAGATCTGTAAATGCAAGTTCGGTTGCCATGGTTCTTGCTTTAAGGGAGAAAGCCCGGATTGAATGGACGGAATCCGCTATCCCCAAAATTCGGCGGGAGCTGCGGCAAATTGACCGGGTTGCCTTGGCCGTCACGCTCCTGAAAGGCCGGCGGGGCATCCTCCATGAACTCCATCGACCACTGCCTCATGATCCAACCGGTCAATGCGAGCCGATCGATTCCACCGAGCCGCCCAAGAAGCCATACGTCACCGGCGAATGGACGCATTAGCACTGGGCGCGCTCCGCCCATGCTCTCTTCTTGAAGCGTGCGAAGCGTCTGAAGGTCATTCAGCCCAAACTGATCTTGTCCGCAGAACTGAAAACTTCCAATGTGATCTTGAAAGCCCCACGAATAGATCACTTGAGACCGGGATCGACCGGGGCTTACAAAGTCTTCCGATTCACCCATGAGCGGCCGATCGTCCCATCCGGGCTGAAAAGGTTGCGAGAGCTGCAGGCGCCTTCCCGCCCACAGCTCTGCCGGCCACATGAGCCCGCCGAGCGTAAGCGTTACGGTCGAAGTGTCTTCGTAGCGCATTCCGGGGGTGGACCAGATGAGCCGCCGGGGCCGGTCAATGCCCGTAATCTGTCCCAGTTGAACGCCGTCCAGAGAAAGACTCGCGGTCCCGCCGGCCACCTGGGGATAGACGTACGCGATCACCGTGTCGACCGCGGCCGGCGGGTTGATGGTGCCGGAAACGCTGCCCACGTGCGCGTCGTCATCGTCGGTCGTCCAGTGCGCAAACGAATAGTCGATCAGATTCGCGGCAGGATAGTTCACCGAGGGCGTGACGCTTGGTTGCGGTTGGCCGGCGGCACCCTCCTGGAGAAGGTTCCGACCAATAAACGCAGCACCGCCGGCATTCCATGCGGCAAGCTCGTTGGCGGGTATGGGAACCGCGGTCGCCATCTTACTGGATGACGCACCGAACAGCAGCGTCTTTGGCCTCCAAAAGCTTTCGAAGCGCTGTCGCCTGCTCTGCGCGATCATGAACGTCATCGCGAGCCGCAAGCGCATGCGCCAGCTCGCAAAACGGCTTGGACACCTCCTGAAGGTAGGCCGGCAAATGATCGTATTTGAAGTGTTTCAGGATTTGAAACTTGTCCATTGCTTCCATTCGATTTCGATCTCCTTTTTAACGCGGCGCTTTTCGCGCCCACGGGTTGGGGGGGGCGTCCCTGCAGCATGGGCAGTGCGTATAGCGCATGCCGTGTCGACGTGGGCGGCGGCGACCCTGGGGCTTCATTGGAGCAGGTCTCCCTCGAGCTCGTCTTGGATGGTGTTCGCCTGCGCAATGATGACGCCCAAAAACACGACTGTCAGACCCGTGAAGAGCGCTACACCGCCCAACGCATTGATAAACCTTCGTTGGTTTTCGATCATCATGTCGATCTGCCGGTTGCGCTTGACGTCGATGCACAGGGCCTGGGTCTCAAGCGTGGGCGGATCCGCGCACTCCTCAGGCAAAGGAAGCGGCGCCGTAGCGCAGCTCACGCAAAGCATTAACCATGCGGCCATCAGCCTCATGTGGATGCACCGTAATGCGTGCTCTCGAGCCGGTCGCCCTGGACTCTCCCCGCCTCGGTCCAAACGTAGACACTGCCTTCTTTTTTCCAGATGTTCTCCCAGTTCTCTTTGTATTGTTCGGCGATTGAAGTAGGGGGCTCAAAGCGGTCTTTGCCCTCTCGTACCATGTGCGCGAATTCGTAGACCCAGTCATGAACCTCGGACAGAAGCACAGTAAGATCCATTTTGGGGCCATCGGCCATATGGATTAACGGCCTTCCATCACCGAACTGGTCGCCATTTAGCCACGGCGAGTCCTCGTTGATGCTGAATCGAACAGCCTTTGTCACGCCTCGCAACCAGAACTTGACTGAGTGGCAGGCAACACTGCCATACTGACGCAAAAGAATTGCCCCATAACGAACCGACCAAAACGGAATGCCGCATGATGAGAGCGCAGACTCGACCTGATACATTACGTCGGCATCATCAAAGAAGATGTTCGATGCATTTTTCACGGTCCAATCGTCAAGTGTGGCGTCGCGACTTCGTTTGCCAAACATCTCTCCCGTGCACGATGGGCATAGTCTTCCGATTGGCCCGAGAACCTTTTCGCATCCATTGTAAATCTTCGAGTTGTCTACCCATACAAGCTGTATGGGCTTTCCGGAGCCGTCATCCTCTCCTTCTTTCGCCCCACAAGAACCACAGTATCGGTACTCTGCCTCTATCATCGTCTATGTCTTCCGATCTCACGCGGATTCTGAAGCTCGAACCCGCGTCGAACTGCACGTCGAATGCCGGGGATCCAATCGCCTTCCATGATGCGCTCGAACTGACCGCGGCTCACATCGGCCGAGGTCAAAACCGAAGCCGTGAGGTTCACATTGAGCGATCCACCGCCGGCCATGTCCGCCATGGCGCCGCGAGGAAGGATGACCTCGCCCGTCTGAACGCGCGCGATCGCCTCGTCGGGCGCAAGACCTGACGCCCGCGCCGAAGCCGGAAGCGGAATGCGTCGGCCGCCCGGGCCCACGATCCCACCCTCGTGAAACTCGGACAGAAGACCCTGAACAAGCCCCAGCATCGCCGTAGCCGCCGCTGCAGCCAACACAGGGCCAGCGATCGGGATCGGTGATTGCGAGACGGCTGCGCCGGCCGCCGCGGCTGCAGCATAGGCCGAGATCGCTTGACGCATTGCGCCAATCACGGCGTTCACAAAGGCCTTTACGCCATCCTGTGCAGAGTCTCCGCCCTTGATCAGCGCTGCGAATGCTCGTCCTCCCGCCTCCGCAATCTGCAAGAATGCCGCAGCATGTTGCTCTGCCATTTCTTTGGCGCGGCGCTCAGATTCTTTTTGTTGGCGATCATATTCCTTGTCGAGCTTTTCAATGGCCTCAAGCTCATTGTTGAGTATCATCATCGTAGCGCCGAATCTGGCTTTAACAACACGATCGACCAGCTCCTCTAGCTTTTCGACCCTCATCTCTTCTAGATCAGCACGGGCCTGGGCGGCTTGTTCCGATATCTCCTGTAAAGCCTCAAATCTTTCTTTGGCTTTGGCGATCTCACCCGTTCTGATGTCTTCAATGGTCTGTAGGTTGTTTTTAACGAGCTCCGCGGCCTTCTTGGCGGCTTCTTTTCTGAGTTTTTCAAGCGCCTCTTGCTTCTCTTTTTCAATCCTTGCTTCCGCAACAGCTCGTTCGTGCGCAAGCCGCTGCGGATCGAGATCGCGCACCGGACCAAGACCGGCGGGGACTATGCCCAGGTTCTCCGGTGACGTCATGTTGAACTCGCGCGCCTTTTGAATGGCGCGCTCAATGGCGCCGGCCGCATTGTTGGCTGCCTCACGAACCTGGTTCGAGTTGGTCGCGATGCTTGATAGGCCCATCCCGATGTCAACGAAAAGCTTGCGCAAGTTCTTTGCGCCCTCGCTTCCCGCGAGCTCAAACAGTCCGGCCAGGCCTCCCGCCGCTACAGATATGCCGGCGGCAATGTTGATCAGTGGGCTGAAGAAGCCGATGAACTGGGCGGTCAGATCACCAATCACTCTGATGCCCAAAGGCACGATTTCTGAAAATAGATTGATTAATGTGTTAACGAAGTCTGGAGGGAACTCCAACGAATCAAACCATTTTGTGAACTCTTTGGTCACCTCTGTCACGATATCGGCAAGTCGAATCAGGGTGGGCGCGAGGTCTCGGAGAATGGAAAACCGAAGCCTGTTTATGGCCTCGTTCATGCTCTTAAAAGAGTCGTCGAGCTCTCGAACGCGGCGCTTTGACTTGTTAGCAAACTGAAAAAGGGCGACCCCAGAGGCTGCTGTGGCGACGGCCAGTCCGCCAATGATGACGGCGCCCGCTGCCGCGGCTGCGCCCACAGCGCCCACCGCAACGCCCGCTGCGCCTGCTGATGTGCTAAGCGCACCAAAGCCTCTTGCCAAACCGGCAACACTCTCAAGATTGCCAGAGAAAACGCGCTTCGTGTTCGTGATGACATCCAAAAGCCCGGCCGAGCTCTTCGCGAAATCTGTTGTGCTCTGTTTGGCCTTGTCGACGGCGCGCCCTAGATCGCGCACACCTTGTCGGGTGCGCTGAAGATTGTCCTGTGCGCCTCGGTCCTTTGACTCGATATCGAGGCCAATCGTTTCGGTTCCTGCTGTCATCGCCGGCCTGCCTGTGCCTTACGGGACTTTGTCTTCATGTCCTGTTCCATCTTTTGCATGTGAAACATCTTCGCCTCGGCTCGATGCAATTCGAAGGTCCGGAAGCACTGGACGATCCAGTTTGGAGCCTTGTTGATATCGGAGACGCCGAAAGGCCTCAAGGTCAATGCTTTGTAGTCCTGCCAAGCGATCAAAGCTTGCCAATACGATGAGTGGATAGTGTTCGGACAGCGGAAGATTTTTGTCCCATCGGGTAATATGTGGCACGGAGTATCGGCGGGCTTGTCGCATCCACGCTTCGCGCGCCAGGCGTCGCCCCTGACGTTCACTTCCTCGATGTCCGATGTTCGACACTTGGTGCAGCTCCATCTTCGTGCCTCAGGCCATACGTCGAACGCTATGGCTGAGACGATTTTAAAAAATCGTAATCCCCCTGCTGAAGATGGTGCATGTTCGTGCAGGCGCGCCCAAGATCAGTCATCACATCCATGGCCTCACGAGGAAATGTCCGCTTGAGCGCATGAAGCAATGACTCTCCATCCGTAGGTGAAAGCATCGTGCCGGTCTTGGCTTCTTCGAACGAACCAGACCAAACAGCTTTGACAGACTTCAGGATATGGAGCTCAAAAAGGTGATTTCCTGTGGCCACCTGACCCTGTTCGCTGAGCTGCTTTTTTCCGTCGACCTCAAGGACGGCATCGTCACTCAGGTCGGGCGGTGTCATCGCCACCAAGCCGCCGATCTCTTCATATGAGATGGGATGGATCTCGCAACGAAACGGGTCCTCAAGATCGAGGCGGTTGTCTCCCACGTTGGGCACATAGACAACAGGTCCGGGCGGTAGGCCCTCGGGTCGGCGAACGACGTACGGCATGGTCCGGACCGTAAACACGCTTTTGGTCTTGTGTCCAATCCGCGTGTGCATTATGCACACGCATGTCAAATCGCCCCGGAGACTTCATCTCCGTATCATGCCGGTTCTCGCCTGAGATGCTGCAGGCGATCGAAGCTTTTCAGGAAGAGCTTCAGCTCGAGTCCCGATCGGATGCCGTACGACTGCTCGTGACAAATGGCCTCGAGCGCTATGTCCCTCCTCGACACATGACCTTTGAGCAAGTTCTCATCGACGCCATGAAGACTGTGCGAAGCGTCCGGCAGGCCATTAAGAACGGACAAGCGTCATAAATATGGGCAAACAACGCGATCCTGAGATCCTCGAAGCCCTACGGAAACTGAATTTTGGAGAGTGGCTCGAACGAGAAGGTCTCGTTCAGTTCAATCACAAGCCCGCCAGCGGCAACTGGACGGGTTTGGCTGTTCATCGGGGCGAGTCGCACCCCTCATTCACATACATTCCTGATCGTGGGGATGGCTATGGCATTTACCACGACATGGCCGGCGAAGGGGGAACATTCCTCGACTTCGTGACCAAAGAGCAAGGCATGACGATGCGTGAGGCCATCGACATGCTGTTTCAGCTCACCGGTGGTCGGCCTGCGCGCAGCCCCCAAGAGAAGAAGCGGCTGGCCGATGCACACTGGGACGCGAAGAACACGATCGAAACCCTGACGGCTGCGGCCCTCTTCTACCACGAGAACCTCACCGAGGAAGGCCGGTCGTATCTGCATGGTCGAGGCTTCACGGATGAAACAATCGATCGCTTCAAGCTCGGGATCGGAGGTGGGCTCTTCGACATGCTCAAGGAGCGAGGGATCGAAGAGCGATGGGCTTGGCGCGCTGGACTGCTTTCAAAGAGCCAAAAGGGCCATACATACGAGACCATGATGCACCGCATTACGATCCCTTACTGGCGAGGGGATCGGTGCATGTTCATGACCGGTCGAACGATGAAGGCCGATGTTGAGCCGAAATACCGGATGCTCGGTACGTCTCAGACCGACCGGCGCATCTCTCCGGCGATCGATGCTCAGGTCCTCTTCAACGAGGACGCCTTCGCCCGGGCGCGTCGTGCGGGGGTCATCCTGGGCGTGGTCGAAGGCCAGTTCGATGCGATGGCGATCGAACAGGCCGGCTGGCCGGCGGTCGCCCTCAGCGGGCTCGGCGGGAACACCGGGCGCGTCAAGGCGCTCGTCAAGAAGAGCGAAGGCACCAGCCTTGTCTTGGTTCCGGACATCGAGCCAAACGGATCGGGAGTCAAATCCGCACGAATCGTGGGCGAAGCGCTGTTTCGTGCGGAGCGTGAAACATCGGTTTGCATCCTGACCCATCAGGCCGACGAAAAGACCGACGCGGCGGCCTATCTTCAAGCGCACAGCAAAGCGTCCTTCGATGAGCGCTTTGTGGGTGAAGCGGTCTCATATGTCGAATGGCTCATTGAAGACATAGACCGCGACCTTAAGGGCGCAAAGCTGACGAAGAAGCTTTCCCCCATATTCAAGATGATGGGTGAAGCGCTTCGCGGGGATCGCTTTACGGAGCGCGAAAGCTATATGCGAGCGGTCAAAAACCGCTTCAAGTTGCCCCTCAAAGAGATTCGAAGCGCCATCGCTCAACATACCCGAAAAGCCGTCGAGGACGAAAAAGCCGAGGAGCAATCGTCATCTTCTAATCAGCGACATCTTCATGGGGAGTACCTGTATAACGACAAGGGCACGATCAAACAGCTTTTGCATAATGCTGCCATCTTCCTCGAAGAAGAGCCCATGATGAAGGGTCTTTTGGGCTTCGACGAACGCGCCCAAGACATCGTTGTTCTTGAGCAACGCGTGGCCGGCATACCCGCCGGGATACTTCAGGCTCAAGGCGTTACGCGACTTTTGCGTTTGTGCACCAAAATGCTTCGCACAAACTTCACCACAAGAACCTTCTACGAGCTGATTGTCTCGGAGGCCATGAGGAGACCTTTTGATCCTTTTAAGCAATACCTTGAAAGCCTTGAGCACGACCCCGAAGCACCGACCATCCTTGATACTTGGCTACCTCATCTGACGGGGCTTCCGCGAAGCGAGTACCTCATTCAGGTGGGGCGGTGGTGGCCCATAAGCATCGTGGCGAGAGCCTTTTGCCCCGGGTCTCAGGTTGATCACATGCTTGTGCTCGAGGGCGATCAGGGCATTGGAAAGTCGCAGTTCTTTAAGGCGATGGCCAAAGAACCCCGGTGGTATTCGGGTCGAAGCCCGGACTTTCAAAGCAAGGACTCCCTCATTCACCTCTGCGGAAAAGTCATTATCGAGATCGGGGAACTCCTTCAGTCGGGCCGAGCAGGCACTGAAGCCACGAAGGCCTTTTTGAGCGAAGCGACCGACCACTTTCGACCCCCCTATGCCGTCAAAGAGGTCATCGTCCCGAGACGGGTTGTCTTTGGGGGCTCGACCAACGATCGGCGCTATCTTCAAGACCCGACCGGATCGAGACGGATGTGGTGCGTCCCTTTCGGCGAAAGGGAAATTGATGTGCCTTGGGTCGAGGCGCATCGTGACCAAATCTTCGCAGAGGCGGTGTATGAGCTTCAGAACGGCGCGAAGTGGTGGCCCAGCAAGGATGATGAGGTGTTCGAACAGGAGATCGAAGAGGTGTGGGACAGCCGCCGATCGCGCCATCCCTGGTTCGAGCTCTTCGAGTCCGCGCTCAAAGAGCGCCCCATCCCGGTCACCATGTCCGCCTGCCTGACCGCGGTCGGCCTCGAAAAGGGCAAATGGACGAAGCGAGACCGGCTTGAGATCGAAAACACGCTGGCCGAGCTCGGATGGACCTTTCATCGGCCCCGGCTCTCCAATGGGGCCCGACCCAGGATTTACCTTCCCCCGAACTTTGAGCACCCAGAGCGGTGGTCCATGGACGAAAACTGGTCTACGCTGACCCTTCGTTAGCCCTACTTTTCTTCGGGCATACCCTTCAAAAACCTGGCCTGGACCGGCTGGACCGGGGTGGACCGCGCCTGGACCGCGACCCGTGGTCCGGGAAATCTTCAATTATTTCAGGCGTTTAGCTTGAAACCTGATGTGGACCAGCAAAAAACCGCTCACCACTATGTGTTGACTCCTCCCCCCCTCTTTTTTTTAGGGAGCGCGCACCCCCTCTTATATATAGACATTACTTGGTCCAACGGTCCAAGAAGGTATGTATATGAAAGCACTGAGAAAAGTGTGGACCGCGACCTCTGGTCCACCCCGGTCCAGCCGGTCCACAGGCAAAATGTAGGCACAGATCGTCCCTTATCCTCCTCTCGCCGCGGGCGAGGGCTACGTACGGCGACGTAACGGATGGACGTAGGAGGCTGCGATCTCGGGCCAGAGCGTTTGGACGTTCTTTCCGTCCTTATGCGGGATCTCGTTGGCTTCCTCGGCCAGGACGGCGCGCCAGCGCCGGTCATGGGTCCAGCCCTGGCAAAGGCTGCAGAAGCACCTGTGGGGCGGCTGAGGGCACCCACACTGGTCGCAGGGGCGGCCGAGCGGCGGGGGGACGATCAAGCGGTCCGTGCGCTCGAGAAGGTACCCGGGCTGCTTCTCGAGCCAGTCGGTCAGGTTGGCCCAGGGTTGCCCTACAAAGCGACGGATGATGGGCGGCGCGGTCACAACGCGCTCACGGACAACCTCGAACCCGACCGTCATCCGCTCCGTCGAGGCCCAAAACCACACGGGTCAGAGGCCCGGACAATCGCCTGCGGCATGCCGGTCAGGCCGCGTCCATACCCGGGCGGTCCCTCGAGAGACCTCCTGGTCTGGAGTGATGGAGGCGGTCACGATCCACACGTCGAGCTCGGCCGCGTAGCAATCGGGCTCGAGCATGGACCACTCGCCCGGGCTGAAGCCTGCGGGGACGAGCGCGGTGACGGTCGATGTCTCGGGCCCGCCGACAATATCGGGCGCATTCAGGCTCTCGACCCAGAACCCCTCGCCGCGAGGCGCACCGAAGAAGTGACTGACATCGCCGCCGATCAGGGTTTGAGGCGAAGGCGCTCCGAAAACAAGCAGATCGCAAAGCACAGACACGGACGTCGATGTGTACGTCACAGGCCCATAGGGGAGGGGTGCATCGGCACGAAAGTACGTGGCGAACGCGCACTCGACGGACACACCGGCATCAGGACCCGCGTCGGGCTCGGGCAGCGGCCCGGCATCGACTTGAGCATCAGGCGAGAGCAGTCCCCCATCAAGGACCGCATCGACTTCATCGGAGCCGCAGGCGAGAGGGGAAAGAAGCAGAAGAGCGAACAGCAGAAGATGCTTCATGAAGTCTCTTCTACCCCGCATCAGAAGAGCTGGGCGAGCGCGCAAGCAAAGGCATGCTTCGATCGCTTAGGCATGTCTCGATAGGCCCACCAGGCCTCGCGGGGCATCTCGAGCGTCTTGAGGTGCTCGTCGGTTAGCGGGTCACCGTCTCGGAGGCTTTGACGCGCCTTCTTCTTCGTCATGCGTCGTCGCTTCAAGCTTCTTTTGGCCATCTTGTCTCCAGTGCGTTTCGCCGGCTGGAATGAGCTCGAACCGAAACGATGCCACATCCGCCGGCACACCGCAGGGCCGACCGGTGCGGCGATCCCACCATCCCGGAGGACATCGATTGACCGTGTCTGGGTACTGTTGATCATCAAGCACAAGCTCGACTCGATAGTCTCCGCAGTCAACGAAGCGCCCCCTCCATTTGGGGCCTTTGGGTTGACCAAGATAGTCTGCCCAAAACGCACGGACGGGAAGGTCTTCATTGGGCTGCGGAAGATGGCGAAGGCGGCCGTCAAACCGAGACGGATCAATCGTTTCAATGCGTGTCATATCCACTCAAACCCTTGCCTTGTCGCGCCTCGCCTGGCCTCACCATACCGCGCCCCGCCGAGCCTCGCCCGGCCATGCCTCGCGTAAACTGAGAACTCAAATTCCTGCCATGCCTAACCCGGCCTTGGTGAAAACCTAGAACTCAAATCCTTGCCTTGCCCAGCCCAGCCAGGCCATGCCGCACCGTGCCGGGCCGAGCCCGACCGCGCCCAGCCAGGCCATGCCTAGCCGCATCTAAATTTAGAATTCAAATCCATGCCTCGCCATGCCACGCCGTGCCTTGCCCCACCGAACCCCACCGAGCCGGGCCGCGTTTAAATTCTGAAACTCAAATCCTTGCCTTGCCCAGCCTGGCCATGCCATGCCCCGAAAAAATCTAGAATTCAAATCCTTGCCTTGCCGTGCCAAGTCGTGCCGAACCGTGCCCTGCCACGCCACACCGGGCCTTGCCGAGCCTGGCCCCGTAAAACATTCAGATCAAATCCCTGCCCTGCCATGCCTAGCCATGCCCAGCCCTGCCAAGCCTTGCCACAACTGACCCGGCCGCGCCTGATCGGGCTTTGCCCGGCCATGCCCTGCCAAACCAAGATCAGATGCCGTCTTTGTGGCGCTTTCTTGCGCGCTTTATCGCATCAAGCTCGGCGGAAGCGATGCGGCGCGTGGCCTCTAATCTTTTTCTCTCCTCGGAGTTGTAGTCCGAGTTGACAACCTGACCAAGGATGCGAACGCGCTTTTCAAGGCAGGTTATGGACTTTTGCTCGTACTTCTTGGCGACAACCAGTTCTTTTTCGCGATCATCTGCCAGATGGTAGGACTGCACACGGTTTCCCGATCGAGCCGGCACAAGGTAATGACCGTGACGTTCGAGCTCCGAATGCAGATAGAGCGCCTCGAATCCGCTCAGTATGTATCTGTCATGCGTTCTGCATTTGGGGATCTGAAGCTCGCGACAGACAGTGTCAACCGGCCAGCTTACGCCGGGTGAGTCCATCATCTTCTCGGCGAGAACATGAGCGCGCTCAATGGCTCGGTCCTTCGGGGAAAGTGCGTGTTGACGCCTCTCTGCTGCATTCATTGATGTTCTCCTTTTAGGCCATCTTGAGTGTGTTTTCTGTCAAGACAATGTCGCCATCGAGCTCAAATCGTCCGCATTCGGGTCGATTATCGCAGATGCCGACGAGCGTGCCCGCGGCATGCACGATGTCTTCTATTCGCTCGGGATCAAATGCGGTCGCGTCAATGATGAGGCTTACGTCGATCTCCCAGGCGTCAAACCGGGGGCGCGTCCTCATGATCCGGCTGGTTGTAACGCGAACGCATCGCTTATCAACATACCGCTGTGTTCCGTCTTTGAGCCGAGACTCAAAGAGCGCCTCGGCGGTCTTGGGTCCGCGCCACTTCTTGAAGAAGAACCGGGGCGATTTAGGCGTAATGCCGGCACGGGCGGCGCGACCGAGCCTGAACTTCTTAGCGCCATCAATCAAACACGCGGAAATGACCCGACTTGGAATGTACGGACCGGTTCCGTCCTCGAAATAGAGCCCTGCAAGAAACTCAATCCGAGAGATAGCCTCGTAATCATCTTCGGTTTTCTGGCGCTTTGTAGAGACCTTACGCATCTTCACTGAATATGGGTTCAGCGGGTCAACGGTTGTCGGCGCGTGCATCAGCAAGGGGCAGTCTATTTGCCCCTTGATTGTGAATGCGCATTCGGTTGAGATCTTCATGCGACGAGGCGCCGCAAGCTGTGATTTTGTCATCCGCAAACCGCTGTATGCGGCGCCTCGCTTCGCTGTCAAGCCTATACCATTGCATGCTGTAAACTTGTGCCATTTAACGCGCCGCTTCCGCATGCCGAGGCCCGTTACATCTGTTCAAATCCAGGAGTTACCTCGAGTCGCTTATCAATGATGACCGTGTAGCCCATCTCTTCAAGCTCTTCAAAGCTGACCAGCGGTGCGCCAACCCACTCTAGAAGTTCTAGTCGCGTGCCGTCTTTGAGCCAATGATAATAGTGCTCTACACTGGTTTGAGCCGACGCACATTCTCCATCCCGGGTCGACCGATCGGGTCGATGAATCGTTTTGCCCATCGTATCTTTGGATAGCTATCAGGCGGGTAGACGACGGCCAAGATCCGTGGCTGAAGAAGGCCCGGTGCTCGGGCGAGGGCTTCTTCAATCGTTTCGGGTGCGTGTTTCTTATCGAGGGAGCGACGCAACCACCAGCTTTCGGCCCTCGTCCGAGCCCACCCATCATGCTCGATGCAGACCCATTCGGACACGGGCGCAGGCTTGCCTTGGAGCCGATAGGTGACCTTCATGGTCGGGGGTTTTCCGTTTCGGCCGCGATGATAGGCATACTGGACCTCGGTGACAGTTTCATTCACCGCCTCTATGGGCGCGCCTGTGCCAATGATCTCCTGCTCAGAGGCCTCTGCGTCGTGTTTCGGCTTGGGCCTCTCTTCGCTGCGGATATCGGCATGGCACTCGGGGCACTCTGTGGCCGCCAGAGGGATCTCAGCCGTACAGACGGGGCAGACCTTCGTGGGCGCAGTTCCCTTCTTGTCGCCGGGCTCACGCATTCGGATCGCATCGAGCGTTCCGTGTCTTTGAATGTTGCCTCCGTAGTCGAGAATGAGGGTGTCGGCCTTGTCTGGATGAAGCCGAAGACCGCGCCCCACCATCTGAACGAAGAGTCCCGGCGAAAGCGTGGGGCGAAGAAGGCCAATGAAATCGATTCGTGGGCAGTCGAATCCGACGGTCAAGATGTCTGCGTTGGTCACGGCGCGCAAACGGCCTGTCTTGAGGTCATGAAGAATGCGATCGCGCGTGTGCGTATCCGTTTTCCCGGTTACGGTTTCGCAGGATATGTTGCGAGACACAAGCGCTTCGCGAACGTGGTGCGCATGGTCAACACCGGAGCAAAAGATCAGCCAAGACCGCCTGTCTGCACAGAGAGACTCGATTTCGTCGAGCGTCGCCTGAATCAGGGCGTCCTGGTCCATGGCCGACTGAAGCTGCCCAGGCGCGAATTCGCCGCGTCTCTTTTGGACCTTGGACAGATCAGCCTGCGCACCGCGTGCCGTCACTTTGCTGATGAGCGGCGCCAGGTAGCCGTCATTGATGAGGCGCTTCAGGCTGGCCTCATAGGCGATCTCCGTGAAAACGTGGCCCTGAGTCAGGTCGCCTGAATCGGTCCGATAGCACGTCGCAGACATCCCTACGGCACGAATATCGGGGTTGCGCTCCCTCATTCGGTCCCACCACTTTCGGTATTGACCGGTCCCAGTATGGGGAAAGAGATGCGCCTCATCAATGATGACGTGGCTGACTTTGCCCATAGCGCACATCATCCCCACGCTCTGATAGCAGCTTTGAATCTGGGCGCAGATGACGCGGTCCATCACGTCTTTACGTCGAAGCCCGGCGCTGAAGATCCCAACCGAAGTGCCATTCAATGACATGCGAAGCTTTTCGGCGTTTTGCGCGATCAGTTCGCGACGATGGGTGACGCAAAAGATACGATCCGCGTCTTCCTCCTGAATGAGGCGACGAACCAGATCCGCCTGAACAATCGACTTTCCAGAGCCTGTAGGAAGGGAGATCAGAGGATGGGCGTCATGCTCTCGAAGCGCCTCCAGGGTGGCCACGACAGCCTCTTCTTGATAAGGGCGGAGCGTAATGCCGCTTGCCACAGCACGTTTTGTCGTAACGGTTCGCTCTTCGTCCATGAGAATTTGTTCGCGATGAGCGCTCGCGCCATGCTTGCCCCTGGAGAGCTCTATACACAGCGCGTTCCAGGCTCACCCGTCATGTATCGGGTTCGATGCTTTACCTGTGCACGCTATGACATGGTTCGCGCCACCGAGGCAGGCCGGCACCAGCTTGACGGAAACGCTGCGCGCGCGGGAGCTGTGAAGGAGCTCCTTCATCGCCGCTGGCGGCTTCGAGAGGGGCAATGGGTGTGTGATCAATGCGCCTCGAAGAAGGAGGGAAGGACATGAAGGATCC